GAGATAAAAGGTTATGAGCCTAGCAAATAAGATAACGAATTGTTATATGAGCCTAGCGAATAAGTGACCTAAATCACATAGTACACGCTCCACATAGTGAGACTACTAGTGAGTATACTAGACAGTACGGAAAATGTCTGCTAGTATTATTACTATAACAATTAAATAAAAAAGTTTGAGCCTTTAGGGTGAGCCTCTAGAAATAGAGCAAATAAATCTAAAGCAAATAAAACTTAGCCCCTATTAACTACTAACGAAAGGTGGTCACAAATGACTACACTAGATTCTAATTACATTGAGTCCTCTACCTATGGACACTTATCACTAAATCAACGAATTGCCCTTGCTGCTGAAAAGGTAGCAAATGGCGAACCTGTTAACTTTAGAGGTGCAAGCGTTACTACATACGCTAAGGTTATTCGTCTTGCTAATAAAATTAAGCAAGAACGACAATTCCCACAATGCCCTTGTGAGGAGTGTATCTAATGAGCCTGCCTATTATTGTCCTAGCCTTGTCAGTGCTATGCACTATACTAGTACTTATCCCTACTATACTAGATAAGGATAGTGAATTCTAATGCACCTATACCTATGCTCACAATGTAGCACCCTAGCAATCGTTACCCAAAAGGGTAAACAAATAACAATCAACCCCTGCTTATGCACAAAAGAAAAGAGATAAATAAATGAATAGCGTTATACTTACAGTAGTTGGAAAAGATGGAAAGACCTCACAGCCTGTCTATGAAGTACACTCATGGGAAAAGGTTATTGAAATTATCAACGGCACATGGAGAATTGACCATGTTACAGACATCACTAATGTAGAAGTTATATAGGAGGCTAATGTTTGACTTTATTTCAGCACCATTTGAATGGTTTGCTAATGTAGTTCAATACTCACTTATCTTTATGGCTGTTATGATGTTAGTTCTAACAATAGGCGCAGTTGTTGCTATACCAATAGGATTAAAACTATTAGGTGTTGCATTCGCTAAAACTATTGTAGTAGAAACTAGCAAAATTCTAAGAGATGTTGGAATTACTAACATAGACCTAAAACAAGCAAAAGAAAATGAAAAAATGAAGGCTTGGGTAGATCGCAAAGTCGTTCCTATACTAAGTAAAACTAGTTAACATGGCGTGGTGATATTTATTAGGTAGGTGCCAGTGATTAAAAGTTACTAGGCACCGCCTACTAAATTAGTTAGCATCAAGAAAAAAGCCCGAGTATGTGCTCACTATATTTTTGCCCTATTGTTTTTTAAATCACGCATCATACATCTGGTAAAAATATTCAGATTTTGAGGTATTTGAATTTTAAAAATTTTTCAGATTTTGCGGTATAATGAATTCATGGGAATATTAGATAATTTCGAAAACGCCTGGGACATAGATCTTGAGACCGAATCATCACCTATAAGAGAAACAGATGCTATGGGTAGAGAAAGATTTTGGGAAGATATGGGTAGACCAGAAAACGATGGTTTGGCACTAAAATTATTTTCAGAAACCTGCTGCACTAATTGTTCTTGCAAAGACTAGTTTGATTGATTTTCAGCAGTAATACGGTTACGCCAATACTCCTCAGTTGATTTACGCATATTTGCAATATGTTCGTATTTTTCCTGGGTAGACTCAGAAAGATCCTCTAAATCACAATTCATCAAATATTGCTTTAGTTCCATTCTGCAATAACTCCATGATCTCTCAAAACGTCATAGAGCATACCATTAACAAACTCCATTTGCTCACGTCCTGCTAGGATAAACTCTTCAATCTGTTCTGCTGAAAAGTTATTCTGTGCAGCACTATATCTGTTGAACTCGTCAACGGTATTGCACATTAATGTTACAACTTCTTCTCTTGTCATTTTATTTCCATTCTATCTCCTGATCATATGTGACTGAAAACTCGCCTCCGAATATCTCAGCATATGAAACTATATCTCTATTATACCTTATGACGGTGTTTAAGCCGACTTTGTCTGACATGTACTTGATACCACTAACTATTGGTTCAAAGGCCATCTGTTCGGCTTCTAGGGCCTTATTAAGGTTATCCAAATATCTTGTCTTGCCAAACCTTTTACTTGTAAATGCTTGATCAACATATACTTCTCTAAATTTATTATCTGACTCTATTGTGGATTCGAGGTTTTCCATAACATAGGATACTTCTGCAGACTTCATCCTTGTAGACCAGTTTCGCATGTTCTCGCTGTAGAACTCCATATTGCGTAGTGTAGAGTCAGCGAATGCCATGCGTATTTTGTCTTCATCGGATGTATCAGCCTCTATTGCGAACGAAATTAAAAACGCAGTTGCGAACGGAAACTTTTCTCGATACTTGTTGACCTTATAGTGTACATTCGGATTAAATGAGTTAGGCGCTATGTTATCTTCTAGGAGTCTCATATGATTTCCGATTGACACATACCCTGGCCTATTCATATCACAGTCGACAAAAAGACATTCCTCTGGATTGATACCGTCGGCGAGACACAAAATATTTTTATCATATGATCCTACTATTTTCGAACCGTTAAAACGCTCCAGTAATTTTGCGGACATAAAACCATCCATGTCGGGGGATATAATAAGATTCTTGGAATGCTCAAGTGTTTTGAGTATGTCTGTTTTCATTTTTGTTAAATACCCCTTATAATAATCTAGTTATGACAATTCAAGACTGGGCCTCATTAATCGTCGCTATACTTACAATTGTATCATCAATCGCTCTTGCGATCAAGTGGATGGTAAAACATTATCTCAGCGAACTTAAACCCAATTCTGGATCAAGTTTAAAAGATCAAGTCTCAAGATTAGAAACTGCTTTAGACGAACAAAGAATAGACTCTATAATGTCACGAGATAGACAAGAGAAAAAACTTGACGAAATGTATAAAATCTTACTTGACCATATTGACAGACTTAGCAAGTAAACTTCCTATATACTATATATAAGATATCTTCTATATATAAACCTTAAAGATAGTTCTTTTTTCTTATATATTTTAAGTATACACTATCCGACATCCTGACACTATATGACAAACCAGTATAAAACGGACATTACAGACAATAACAATTTGATAACTTTTTATATACATGTCCGTATTGTCCTGATATGATATAATTTATATTGACTAGTACTCTGGTTTGTCTTTCATACCCACCAGCCTGAGTACTAGTCATTTTTTTATGGTATAATCACATTATGTCTACTTGCTCCCCAGAAATTTTCGGCGCTGATCCAGTAAACATCCAATGGCGTGTTGTCAGAGGAGATACTGGCTCCCTTCGTGTTGAGTTTTTACAGCCCAATGAAGTAGATTTTTATGATACAGATGGATGGATTTTTAGAGCAACCGCTTATGATCAATCTGGAGATATTCTAGACGCTCTTGAATGTGAGCCTGGTCCTGGATTTGTTGATATAAAGGCTCATCCATCAGTTACAAAAAATTGGGGATTAAAATATTTAAGAACAGTTGCAGAACTACCATTTGATGTTCAAGTAACTATTCCAGAACTAATCGAAGATACTGTTTGGACTCCTGTAATTGGAACCATACATGTATTAGGCGACATCACACCAGGGGGTACACTATAATGGCAGTTATTAAAATTGTTCCAATGCCAGGCGCAGTTGGAGACAAGGGAGACGAAGGTGCTCCAGGACCACAAGGTCAGCAAGGACCAGCAGGTCAAAATGGTTTGCCAGGAACACCTGCTCTATGGTCATATCAGGGTGCATACAACCCTGCTGCTGCTTATGCAGTTGGAGATTTAGTAACCTACCAAGGACAACTTTATTATACAAAGTCAGCAACAACTGCTGGAACACTTCCAACAAATACTGCAAAGTTTGATTTAATTGCATCAAAGGGTGCAGATGGCCAAGCAGGTGCAAATGGTATCAATGGAACTAACGGAACCAATGGTGCAGACTTTGGAATTTACTATTTAGGAAACTACAATCCAAATAGCGGATACGTTCCAGACATTGCAGTAGTTAGAGGATCAGACGGACAACTTTATCTTGCTAAAGCAAGTGGACAACTTGGAGATCCAGTTGGAAACACTGCACAATGGGAGGTTTGGATTCCTAAAGGTGCAGATGGTATAAATGGTGCAGATGCACTTTGGAATTACACAGGAGAATACAATGGCGGAGCATCATATGCCGTTGGAGATATAGCAACATATGACGGACAACTTTGGTATCGTGTTGGTGCTAATGGCGGAAATGTTGGAGACACTCCTTCTCCAGGATTTTGGAATTTACTCGCAGCAAAAGGTGAGCCAGGAACTGATGTGTTTGCTGAAGATGGAACTTTGTATGGACCTACTAATTTTGGTGCCCTTAAAGTCTTGGGACTTATAAATTCAGGTGATAATGATCTTGCTTTAGAGGTTAATGATGCAGATATATATCTACAGGCTTCTTCTGGAGCAGTAACTATTGCAGCGCCTGAAGTTACCATTACTTCAAATGCCGTTCCTTCTTCAGTAAATATCAATACATATAGTGGTGCAATAATTAATAGCGCAAGAACATCTGGCTATTCTGATGCAGACAAAGTTGTAGCAACTCTTGGAGATTTGCCAACGGGAGCAACGGGAACATTCCAAACATCAGACTCTAAAATTGTTACAGTTACCAACGGAATCATTACATCTATAGAGTCACTTACTTAATATCGTGAGATAATGTACCCATGGCCGTTTCTAAATCTATGGATTTTCCAGGTGCAAAAAAATCTTCTTATGCTGCACAAGTAGAACAAAGTCAGGCATCTACCTCTGTAGATAACGTTCTTTCATTTCTTCCAGTCCCTGGACCAACTGGGCCACAGGGACCTGCAGGTAGAGATGGTAGAGATGGTGCAGACGGGAAAGAAGGGCCTCAAGGACCAGAAGGAAAAATAGGTCCACGAGGACCAGAAGGAAGAGAAGGATTAAGTTCTCTATCGTCTTCAGGACAGCAAGCAGGATGGGCTTCTTATCACAATAAAATAGAAAAACCTTTTAAACTTGGAATATCTGAGGGAGACGATGGATGGGTAACTGTTTTTGTTTTATCTGATGAATTATCAAACGAAAGATATTTACCTAAAGATTGTGCTTCATTATGGAATGACCACGCTAGAGCCTTTAATTTTAAAGGACTTAAAGAAGGCTCTCAAGTATTTATAACCTACAGTTTTGAGTTAACGACATATAGCAGTAACACAGAAGCCTGGATTCGAACATATTCTCCAAACAGCGAACTAGACATTGCTCAGTTTATAGGCTCAATGAAATATCAACATACCTATCCAATAACTGTAACCCAGCAGGTTTTTATTGAAAACCAAAAAATATGGGGTAACGGAGCAGTTCCTCAAATTAGAACCGATTATGACGCATCAGTAATTCTCAAATCTATATATGTCAGCGTGGTATAATAAAACTATGGCATTTCCAGGAGAACTCAATATAAATTACTACAAGGGTGACACCCATGAGTTTAAGATCTACCCTCAAAAAACAGATAACTCTATCTTTTATCTAAACGACTATAGCAATGCCACATTTAAAATTGCAGAGGTAAGAGGTACAGCAGGAGTTGCAAATCAAATTACTGGTAGCGCAATAATCTCAACAGATGGAACCCATATAACTTGTGCAATAACTCCAGAAAATGGAGCAGCGATGAACTCTTCTATTACTTATGAGTATGACGTTCAGGTTTATTCACAAGGAGCAGGAACATACGATAAAATTTTGACACTTTTAACTGGCTCTATTTCTGTAACAGATGATGTTTCACAGGGGATTGGATCACCAAATAGAGCACCTGCCACATATAGAGTTATTTATAATAATACAAATGCAACAAGCGGACAAGTGCCAACAGATACAACAGAATATGTTCCAAACCAAAACGTCATTGTTGCAAATAACGGAACACTTGCAAGACTTGGATACTCTTTCTCTGGTTGGTCAAGATCTGCTGACGGAACTGGAACCGTATATACCGCAGGATCTACTATTCCTTTAATTAATGGAGACATAAGACTTTATCCTAAGTGGACGGTACAATGACAAATATTTTTGTATCACCAGAAGATGTTAAAGTAATTGGCGGTACAGCAAATGTAAATGTCGAAGTAGATTTTGGACCACAAGGACAAAGAGGAAACCTTTTCCTTGTAGGATACGGAAACCCAAATACAGTATCACATTCTGTTACATTGCAACTGCTTGATTTGTATATAAATGTTCAGGCTACAGATGAAGACTATTTAGTTATGTACCAATACCAAAATGTTTCTGGCGTAAATACTTGGGTAGAAACAGCAACACTTATGACAGACAAGTTTAGTGTAATTAGACAGGTAGCGTTTACAAATGGCAAGACAACAAGCGAAGTAGACTTTAAGGTATCTAATATTGCCCCACTTAGCCTTGTTGGTGGACTAACAGCAGAAAATTTTAATATCCAATGCACATTCTCTGACCCTGCAAACCCTATTGCTCACTCAATTACAGTTAAACCTTTAGAGTTTCAGGCAGGTACTGGAGATCAGATATTGCCAGTTGATATAAATGCCGTTGAATTTTCAGGAGGAAGTTGGGTTGGTCTAAATAGAACCGTCTATATTCATTTCCTAATTACGGTGGTATAATCTAAGATGGTGATATTAAATGGCTGCTGAATTTATTGATGATACTGAAAATGGCTCTGGGTTATACCCAACCAAGATACCTGGCTATGAAGATGCAGCAGATATTCAGGAAGCATTAAGACTTTATCATTATGGATCAAATGTTATACCAACTTCAAATGATTTAAATGGTACAGCAACAAGTATCAACACAAAGTCAGTCGCAGGACACCTAAAATCTTTATCTAATGCAATTTCCTCAGAGGCAACAAGCAGAACAACTGCTGACACAAATCTTCAAAACCAAATAGATGGTATTTCAAACACTCTTTCTGCACAAAAAAGCGTAATTACAAAAAATACAGGTTTTACATTGGCTCTAACAGACGTATCAAAAACAATTCTTCTCAATACATCTTCAACAATGGACCTTACAGTTCCTACAAACTCATCTGTAGCAATTCCAGTAGGGTCTAGTTACAACTTAATTGAAATGGGTTCAGGAGTAACTCAGTTTGTTGCAGCAGCAGGAGTAACAATTAATAGCAAAAGATCACAACTATTTATTGACACACAGTATGGACAGGTAACTTTGTTAAAGGTTGCAGAAAATGCTTGGGTTGCATATGGTGATATATATGAAGGATCAAATGCTCAAACATTCTTTAATGTGACATACAACTGTGGTCCTGGAGTAACAGATTGTCCTCCAAATACAACATACACTACATCATATACAATACCAACAAACATTCCTGACTCTTTGCTTAGCAGTGATGGTGCTTTCCTTGGCTATTCACTTATTTCAGATAATACAAACTGCGGATTAAATACTGCATACCCTAATGTATCTGCAGCAGACATTGCTAGTGGATATACAATTAGCGGTAACTGTGTTGGAAACTTGTCTTTATCTCCAGTATTTGCGTCTAACCCTGTTACACCAGTTACACCAGTAACGCCTGTTACACCAGTTACACCAGTAACACCAGTAACCCCTGTAACACCAGTAACCCCTGTAACACCAGATGTTACTCCTGTAACACCAGATGTCACTCCTGTAACACCAGTTACTCCTGTAACACCAGTTACACCACCAGTAATGCGAACAGTGCCTAGTGTTGTTGGGTTAACAAATTCTGCAGCGCAAAGTGCAATCACTACAGCAGGATTGTCAGTAGGAAGTTTTACAACGGGATCAGCAACATCTGACCCTGCAAATGCTGACAAGGTTCAAAGCCAATTTCCTTCAGCAGGAACCCAAGTTGAATCAGGATCAAGTGTTAACCTAACAATGTGGAATTACTCAGCAGTAACACCACCAACAACTTATTATGGTTGCTGCAGTAATGGAGCAGGAGTTGAAGGAACATATGCGTCTTCAGGTGCAGCAGTAACAGGACTACAAGCAGCGTGTGCTGCCGATGAACAAGGAAACACTTTAACTGGTGGAGTTTACACATCTCCACAGAGTTGTAATCCACCAGTGACACCAGTGACTCCTGTCACACCTGTCACACCTGTAACTCCAGTTACCCCTGTAGATTGTTCAGACTATGGCCTTATTCCTGAGTCACAGTGTGAGGCTTGTGGATTAGTTTGGTCTCCAACATTTGGTGAATGTATTGAGCCAGAAACTGTAACACCAGTTACTCCTGTAGATTGTTCAGATTATGGTCTTATTCCTCAGTCACAATGTGGTGCTTGTGGATTAGTATGGTCTCCAACATTTGGTGAGTGCATAGATCCAGGAAACTGGACTGCAGTAGGATGTTGTAATGGAACTGCTCTTGCAGGTGCTGGAGATACAGAAGCAGAAGCAATAGCAGATTTAAATTCTCAGTGTTCTGGTTCATTAACAAGCACTAGTACTACAACAGGAACAGCAACACTTCCAAACTGTTCAACAGGAGACTGGACTGCAGTAGGATGTTGTAATGGAACTGCTCTTGCAGGTGCTGGAGATACAGAAGCAGAAGCAATAGCAGATTTAAATTCTCAGTGTTCTGGTTCATTAACAAGCACTAGTACTACAACAGGAACAGCAACACTTCCAAACTGTAGTGGATCTGTTACCCCTGTAACCCCTGTAACACCAGTAACTCCTGTAACACCAGTAACCCCTGTAACACCAGTAACACCTGTAACACCAGTAACTCCTGTAACACCAGTAGATTGTTCAGACACAAGTTTGCTTAATTCAAGTCAGTGCGGTGCATGTGGTTTAGTTTGGAATGCATCGTTTAATGAATGCGTAGAACCATCAGTAACCCCAGCAGTAACACCTGCAGTAACACCAGCAGTAACGCCTGCAGTTACTCCTGCAGTAACCCCAGCAGTTACACCTGCAGTTACACCATCACAATGTCCACCAGGATATACTTGGTATCCAAACTTTGGTGAATGTATAGAAGATTCAGTAACACCTGCAGTAACACCTGCAGTAACACCTGCAGTAACACCTGCAGTAACACCAGAAGTTACTCCTGCAGTAACACCTGCAGTAACACCAGAAGTTACTCCTGCAGTAACCCCAGCAGTTACACCTGCAGTTACACCAGAACCTTTCAGTTTCACACCACGCTTCATGGCATCGCTTGCACCAATGACAAAGGTCAGAATGGCTGACGGATCCATGAAGGCTGCAGAAGATGTTTTGGTTGGAGATGTTCTTATGTCCGTAGAACTTCCAGACTTTGCGAACTCCTATACAACAGAAGAATTGCTTTCTTGGACGGCACAGCAAGACATAACAGAATTAGAGCCAACAACTACAACTGTAAATAAAGTTACTCTCCATCCATCTTCGTCCATAATTAGCGTAAACGAGGATGTTTTTTCTCCAAACCATATACTGTTGATTAGAAGAGGGGACGAAGTTTCAATGAAGAAGACTTCAGAACTTCTTCCTACAGATATGGTGTGGGATTACGCAGCAGATGGTTGGGCAGAAATAACAGTCCTAGAAATACACGACTATGATCACACTGTCATCACTATAAACTGTGAGCCTAACGATCTATTCTTTACTCACGGCGCTCTAACTCATGATGGTAATGAGTGGGCACAAAACCAAGAATAGTGTATAATTTTATATATGACAAGTCGTATAGAAAAAATAAAAGAAATAATAGAAACCAATAAAAAATCTGCTGTTGGTCCAATGGATATGATTAATCCAGAAACAGAATGGGTAGATGAAGAATTGTTTAATGAAAGATTCTCTATCTGTAAAGCATGTCCAGAATTAATAAAATTAACAAAACAATGCAAAAAGTGTGGGTGCTTTATGACTGTAAAAAGTAAAATGAAATTGGCATCTTGTCCGTTAGGTAAGTGGTAATGAAAAAAAGAGAAATTGCTCCAGGCATTATTGTATACTCTGACGCAATAAAAGAATCTGAATCCTTAGTTTTAGATATTGAAGAAGGAATGTCTAGTGCAAAAATAGAATGGCAATTAGCGGGAGTAAAAACGGGAGATGAAGATCCTGGGAAAAACAAGGAACTAAGAGATACTTTTGTAGTACCAATTCCATACAGCGATACAGAGATTAAAGATTTTGTTGGATTTCAGGGGTCATTCTTCTCGTCTCTCACAAACCTATTTCTTGAAAATCTAGGACCATTAGAGCATGACTATAAAGTAGATCATGGACTTTCTACAACCTGGCACGATCAGTATAGTATATTAAAATATGGAGTTGGACAAAAGTTTGTAAACCATATTGATGATCACAAAGATTATCATAGAAGAATGTCAACAATATATTATATTAATGATAACTACGAGGGTGGCGAAATAGTTTTTCCAAGATTTAATATTAAATATAAGCCAGCAGCCAATGAGTTCTTAATTTTTCCATCAACCTATGTATATAATCATTCAGTGTCTCCAGTAATATCTGGAGAGAGATATGCTGTAGTAAGTTGGTTAAGATGAGTATAGATATGAACCTTGTTAGACAGGCAATAATAGAAAATAGAATTCATGTTTTTAAGAATGCTTTTGCAGATTTGCCATCTTTGGACACATTAATGTCGGTTGTTTCAAAGTATGTTGAAGAAGACCTAGAAAAGTTTCCAGAAAGATCATATCTTTTAAGTGATTTTGTCGAAGGCGAGTCCTCTGATATGAGACTGAAGTGTAGATTTTGGTCAAGAATGGCTTTTCAACTTTACGACACAGAAGATACATATATGTCAATAATACCTGAGTTGGCTCCAGTTACAGAGTGGGCACTTTCTCATTACCCTGCAGATATTTATACTGGCAATTTTGGTTTGGTATCTTTAATGAAAAACAGAGGTGTGGTTGGTAGCAAACATAGAGATTATGTTGACCAGTTTCAGTGGGTAGTTAAAGGTGAAATGATCTGGCGCACAGGAGAGAATCTAGAAAATGAAACTCATGTTGTAGAAGGCGATTTTATATTTGTACCTAAAAATCTTGCTCATGAGGTTGAGACAATAAAAGCCCCAAGAGTAGCGATTAACCTAATATTAAGAAACTAAAAAGCACCTACAGATTTCTCCATAGGTGCCTTTAGTTATTTTTTTACTTAGGAAATTTGCTCATCCAAAATTTTGTTCTTGGGGTGATGCCCTTCCATGAGGACCAATCTTCCCCACCGTTTGTCATGTAGTATGCAATTTCTGCATTCTTGACGGGATTGAATAGTTCAGCGTTAGAGTCAAGATCAAACTTAGTTCTACGATCAGGACCAAGTGCGTCAATCATGTTAATTTGAAACATACCATAAGACGAGTCACCAGTCTTGTGATTGCCGTTAAAAGCCAATGGACGACCATTAGACTCTTTTTTAGCAACTGCCCAAGCAACTACAAGGTCTTGACCCTTGAAGCCTACTAGAGAAAGCAGTTCCTTTAATTCTGAATCAGTCAGAGAAACCTTATTCTCAAAACTCTCTAGTTTTTTTGCCTTAGAAACCAAAAAAACCTCTTTCGAGGCTGGTTCCAATGTCTGAGCCTGTTCAAGGCTAAGATTGTTCTTAGTATCAAGACCTGAATCAGCATTTGCTCCGTTCGACAAAACAGTTACTAATGCTACGATACTGAGTGTGCTAATGATCTCTTTGTTTCTTTCGATAAATTTAATCATAGTTTCCTCCTTAGAAAACAATAACACCTTGGTAGGTGTCTACACCAAGTATAACATAATTTTGAGCCAAAAGTCAAATCTGGGTGTATAATTATTTTATTATGACCACTTATAACTTTTCTGCCACGGGAGTCAAATATCCCCTTGAAAACTCCCCTGTCAACGTACACGGAGACTTTAAAAAATTAGCAGAATCTTTAGATGCAATTCTACCAGCATACGGGGTATCATATTTTCAGATTGATGTAAATAATAATAGCGGAGCAGCGATTAATGCAGGAGTTCCAGTCTTTGCAACAAATGGAAAAGTAAATGGCAAGGTTACAATTGGAAAAGCACTTCCATCAACTACTGCTCCAATATTAGGGTTATTAAAAAACAATACAGCAAATGGCTCTGATGGAATAGTTGTTGTTGCTGGAGTTATGGAAGGTCTAAACACTTCAGGTTTTGCTGCAGGACAAACACTTTATGTAGGAGCATCTGGAGGTCTAACAAACGTTAGGCCAGTAGGAGGATCTGCAGCAGTTGGAATTTGTGCAGTTGCAGATAATGTTAATGGAATAGTTATAGTAGAAGCAAAAGGAAACGGTACCTGGGGAGCACTCAGAGACGGTTTGTCGTGATATAATAAACAAATGGCAACCTTTAGAAATCAACCCACAGACTCTTATGCACTGGGTGCTGCCCCACCAGAAATTCGTTGGACAGTTGTCCGTGGAGATTCAGCAGCCTTTCGTGTTTATGTAACAAACGATGCAAGAGAGCCACTTCTTCTTGAAGACTGGCAAGTTGCTATGGATATTTATCGTCCTTCAACAAGTACAAAAATTTTAGACTTAACTCCAGAACCCATTGAGTTTCAAGATGAAGAAGGAAGTTTTACAGTTAAACTAACATCATCACAATCTAGAATTCTTCAGACAGGAGATATTTTCGACATCCAACTTACAGAACTTTTATCAGAAGGTAGAGTTTGGACGGTAGCCAAAGGATCAATGGTTATCATTGAAGATATAACACAGTAATGCAAACAACACACCAACTAGCCCACGGACAAATAAAAGAACTTGACTCAAGATCTATTCGTATAGATCACATACAGCCAAAAGCGGTTTTACTTGAGGTATTACCTTTTAGAGTTCGCTTCACAAACGTAAGTGTTTTTGGATATTCTAAAACAAATCCACCTCCAATCCCACTTCAGGTTATTGGATATAGCAACTATATTCTTTAATTAGATAATTAAAAGGGTGATATAATTGCCACATGGCTAAAGTATCAATTCCATCAGTTAAGGCTCTATTCCAAACAGGAGATAGACCAACTCAAGAAAATTATGTAGATTTAATCGACACCGCAACTGCTCAGTCAACAGACTTGGGCTCTTCAGGTAATAATGAAAATACAATCAATGGTATTGAGAACTTAACTGTTGTTGATAACTTTGACGCTACAGTTTGGCGTATGGTCAAGTATATTGTTTCAATATCAAAGACCTCTGCAGGGGACAACAAGTTCTATGCAACCGAACTAACAATTCTCGTTGACGGTACAAATGTAAATGTCAGCGAATACGGAACAATCGACAATGATGGGAATATTGGCACCATTAATGTCTCTCGCACTGGAAATACCGTGGCCTTAACAGTCACTCCAGATCCTGCGATCAAGCCAGTCACCGTACGATATGCTCGTATGGGACTTAAGGCATAATAAAAGGAGATATAAAAAAATGGCAACAGTAAATAAAGATTTTAAAATTAAGAGTGGTTTAATCGTTGAAGGTACAACAGCGACAGTTAACGGTTTTGACGTTATTACAAAGAAGCAGGCAGATCAAGACTATATCGTTGGTCTTATTGGTGGTACAGCAACATCTGAAAACACTGCAAACACAGTTGTAAAGCGTGATGCTAATGGTAACTTTGCTGCAGGAACAATTACAGCAAACATTACTGGTACAGTATCAAGTCTTTCAAACCACGATACAGCAGATCTTGCAGAAAATGCATCAAACAAGTACTTTACAAATCAAAGAGCACTTGATGCAACTGCAGCAGCATACGATGCAGCAGGTTCAGCATCAGCAGCACAAGCAGCAGCACAGACATTTGCTACAAATGCAGACACAGCAGTTCGCACAGCAGTAACAACTGAAATTGGAACTGCAAAGACAGAGGCAATCAATGCCGCTGCAGCAGATGCAACATCTAAGGCAAACGCAGCACAGGCAGCAGCAGAAGCAACAGCAGCAGCAGCACTTTCAACTGCAATCTCAACAGAAGTTTCAAATCGTAACTCAGCAATTACTACAGCAGTAGCAGCAGTAGTTGACTCAGCACCTGCAGCACTTGATACTCTTAATGAGTTAGCAGCAGCGCTTTCTGATTCACCAGATACAGTTACAAATCTTACAACTCTTGTTGGAACAAAGGCTCCACTAGCATCACCAGCATTAACTGGCGTACCTACAGCACCAACAGCAGCAGCAGATACAAGCACAACTCAGATTGCTACAACAGCATTTGCTAAGGCAGAGGCTGACGCAGCACAAGCAGCAGCAGAGGCTACAGCATCAGCAGATGCTACAAGCAAGGCTAATGCAGCACAATCTGCAGCAGCAACAGATGCTACTACAAAGGCAAACGCTGCACAGGCTGCAGCAATTGCACACGCAGATGCACTTACAACATCTGATGTAGCAGAAGGAACATCACAGTACTTCACAGATGCTCGTGCTAAGTCTTCAGCAGCAGACCTTTTGGTTGGTGCAACAAAGACTAACATTACAATTACAGGAACAGGTGCAGGTCTTGTTATTACCGCAGAAAACGGTGTAGCAGATTCTACAACATCTGATCTTGCAGAAGGAACAAACAAGTACTTTACAGATGCTCGTGCAGTCACTGCACTTCAAGCAGTTGTTCCAAACTTCACATCAGTTGATTTGAATTCAGTTGCTAAGCAAGTTGCAGCAACTCTTTCAGCACCAACTGCAGGAATTCAGACAGCCCACGCTTTCGCAAAGGCTGACTACCGTTCAGCAGAATACCTTGTAAAGGTTGCCTACGGAACACACACTGAAATATCAAAGGTTCTTTTGACACTTGATACTTCAGATAACATTGCAATTACTGAATACGGAATCGTTGGAACAAATGGCTCAGCGTCATCAATTTCAGCAGGTATCTCAGGAGCAAATGTACAACTTCAGGTTACAACCACTAACAATAACTCAACAGTTACTGTAATGGGAACACTTCTTAAGTAATAAAAAATAAAAATAGTTGGAAGAGGGAGCAGTAAATGGCAACAGTCGATAAAGACTTCAAGGTCAAGAATGGATTAGCCGTAGCAAACGGCGGTACATTTGGAGGTGCAGTAACAGTAGGAGCCCCTACTCTTGCAGCACATGCAGCAACTAAGGGTTATGTAGATTCCTTAGCAGGAATGGCTGTGTCATCAACTGCTCCTTCTTCACCAACAAATGGAACACAGTGGTTAGACACTGGAACAAATAGAGTTAATTTCTATTACAATGGAACTTGGTATACCCAAGCAACTATTGATGATACAAATAATTTACCACAGCACATTCACGATACTGCAATTGATGGAACTGGTTTCATAGTGTCTCAGTTCTATGAAGGCGGATCATTCAACAGCCCATTGGGTGTAGGTTTGGATGCAGGTGGACCAAGTACAACAACTTGGACAGTTGTATTCGATGGCGGTAGTGTAGTAGATAACTTCAATTAAAAATTGATGTTATAATAAGATAAGATAATTGGGCAGCCCCCATAAGGAGAAATAAAAATATGGCAACAAGAATGCAACAGCGCAGAGGAACTGCAGCACAATGGACGGCTGCAAACCCAATTCTAGCAGCAGGAGAAATCGGATTTGAAACTGATACTAATCAGTTTAAGATGGGTGACGGAGCAAACACATGGTCAGCACTATCTTACTTTAAGAACCTAGAAGATCTAGGTGGATCTTTAGATGACTACGTCCCAGTAGCACTTGTTGGAGAGCCAGATGGTATTGCAACACTAAATGCCAGTGGACATATCCCAATCTCACAACTAGGATCACTAATTACAAATGCCCCAGGTGTTTTAGATACACTTGGAGAAATTGCTGAATTCGTTACAGCAGTAGACACAGCAGTAGATAACCACGAAGCAAAAACCCTTAATGTTCACGGCATTGCAGATACAGCACAACTAGAAACATTAACTGGTGCACAGAACAAGGCTACAGCAGCCCAGTCTGCAGCAACACTTGCAGCAAGCAATGCTCTTGACGCACACAACTTAGACACAACAAGTGTACATGGAATTGCTGATACATCAGTTTTAGCAACACAGACTAATATTTCTACAGCAATTACAGCACACTCTGATGACACAACAGGTGTACACGGAATTGCTGACACAGCAGCACTTGCAACAACTGCAGCAACTGCTTCAGCAATTAGCACAGCAGTTTCTGACCATACTGCAGTTACAACAAATGTTCACGGTATCGCAGACACTGCAGCATTAGCAACCAAGACATATGCTGACGGAGCAGTTTCAACTGCAGTAGCAGCACTTACAAAATCTTCAGTTGGTCTTGCAAATGTTGATAACACAACAGATGCTAACAAGCCAGTATCAACAGCAACACAGACAGCGCTTGATCTAAAGGCACCTCTTGCAGACCCAACATTCACAGGAACAGTAGTTCTTCCAGCAGTTACTGCAGGTGGAAGTGTTATTCCTTCTACAGACAACACATACGACTTAGGTTCTCCTACAAAGATGTGGAAAGATATCTACGTAGGTCCAGGATCACTTTATGTTAATGGACAGAAGGTTCTTCAAGATGAATCAGGAGCAATCGTTGTTTCTGCCGATGTTGATGAAAATCTTGGACTAAGAACAAGCGGAAGCGGTAACATCGAACTAGATCCAACAGGAACTGGTTCTGTTAATATCAAGGGACCTCTAGTCGTTGAAGCAGGAGCAAACTTCTCAAGCGCAGATGGTAACGGAATTGCATTTAGCAACGGTATCAAGTCTGACTCATTATCAAGCAAAACATTAAACACAGACTTATCACTATCTGGAAACGGTACAGGAAAAGTTTATCTTAATGATAATGCAGAAGTAAATGGAAACCTTATTGTTGGTGGAAACCTAACAGTAAGCGGAACAACTACAAGCGTTAATACAGAAACAATTTCTTTGGCCGATAATATTATCGACCTAAACAGCAACTTTACTACTGGATCTCCAACAGAGAACTCAGGAATAAGAGTTATTCGTGGAGACTCTAACGCTGTTCAAGTACGCTGGAACGAATCTACTGATAAGTGGGAATTTACAACTGATGGAACAAACTATTCTGTAATCGCACCAACTGATTCACCAACATTTACAGGAACAGTTACAATCCCATCAGGAGCAAGCATCTCAGGATATGCACCATCTGATTCACCAACATTTACTGGTACAGTAACAGTTGCAGCAAACGGTGTAGCATTTACCGACGGTACACAGACAAAGGTTGGCGTTCCTTCTGTTACTACAATTGCAACTGCTCTAGCAGCAGGAGCAAGAACAATTGCAGCAGGAGAACAAGACAAGTTTGTTCCACTAGCAGGAGCAGTAGTTATTACTCTTCCAGCAACAGGATACTCAACTGGTCAGTCAATTGACTTCTACCAGGAATCATCTACAGGAGCACGGTTTGAATCAACTAACGGAGTCGTGGGAACACCAGGACTTAAGTTTAGAGCAACTAACTCAGTAGCAACAGCACTGAAGACTGCATCAGGATGGCTAGTCTTCGGAGACTTGTCAGCATAATAAAAATTAAAGAAATAAGGGAGATTAAATATGTCAAAGCAAGCAGGTAGAATGAGTCAGGGAGCAAACGACTTCCTAACTCCATACGCACCAACAATAGGTACAGCAACAGACGTTGGAACAGCAAGACCATTTGACAATGGTGCTGTATCAGTGACATTTACTCCTACAGGTCCAAATGCTGCAATAGACTTTACAGTAACAGCAAGCACAGGACAAACAGCAACTGGAGCATCTTCTCCAATTGTTGTAACTGGAATTGCTACAGGAGCAACTCCAACATTTACAGTAACAGGAAGAAACGATGCAGGAGTTGGTCCAGCATCTGCTGCATCAAACGCTGCAACAGTTACCACTGTACCTGCTGCACCAACACTTGGAGCAGTAACAAATACATGTTCTGGTCGGGCACTTAACGATGGCCTTGTAACCGTTGCAATGACAGCAAATGCAACTGGCGGAAAGGCAATTACAGGATATTACGCAGTTTCAAATGCTGGACAAAATGCAACTAGTGCATCTTCTCCAGTAAGTGTTACTGGACTAACAGGAGGAACAGCATATACTTTCCAGGGTCGTGTTTCAAATGCAAACGGTGACTCTCAGTTGTCAGCAGCGTCTGGATCAGTAACTGTAACAACACTTCCAGGGCAGGTTTCAACTCCATCTGCATCAACACCTTCTGCAGGAGTAGATAGACTTACTTGGTCTGCACCATCAAACGGTGGTTCAGCAATTACAGCATATAACTGGGCATCTTCTGATGGAAAGTCTGGATCAACAGCATCAACTACTGTTGATATTGGCCAGGAACAAGGAACTGCACAGACATACACTGTTACTGCAGTTAATGCTTGTGGATCAGGACCAACATCTCCTGCTTCAAACCAGGTAACAACTACGTTTTCATTTGTACCATTCGGAGTATTTGGATTCTCACCATTCGGAGTGTTTTCCTTCTCACCATTTGGAGTGTTCTCGTTCTCACCATTTGGTTTCTCCCCATTTGGAGTGTTTGGTTTCTCCCCATTCGGCTTCTCACCATTTGGGTTCTCACCATTTGGGTTCTCACCATTTGGGTTCTCACCATTTGGGTTCTCACCATCAGGTTTTAGTTTCACACCACGCTTCATGGCATCGCTTGCACCAATGACAAAGGTCAGAATGGCTGACGGATCTATGAAGGCTGCAGAAGACGTTTACGTCGGAGATGTACTTATGTCTGTAGAACTTCCAGAGTTTGCAGATTCTTATACAACACCAGAATTGATGGCTTGGACATCAACGCAAGATATTGCAGACCTAACGCTAACTACCACAACAGTTAATAAAGTAACGATACATCCTTCTGATAAGGTAATTAGTGTTAACGAAGATGTCTTCTCTCCAAACCACCTTATATTGATAAAGAGAGAGGCTACGGTATTCATGTGTAGAGCCGACAACCTAACTCCTACAGATCTAATTTGGGATTATACAGCAAATGGCTGGGTAGAAATAACAGTCCTAGAAATGCATGATTACGATCACACAGTTATTACTATTAACTGCGAGCCTAATGATCTATTCTTTACACATAGTGCCCTTACGCACGACGGTAACGAGTGGACCCCAGACCAACCATAAACTGTATACATTTTTTTAATGGTATAATTATTACACTACTAGAAAAGGGTAAGTAATGAACAGCAATGAACTTCCACCAAATGATAACGGTCTGCCACAAAAAAGAGACTGGGGAACAGCGTCTATAAGTAAGTCTAAGAAACCTCACAAGTTTTTTGAAAGACACTTAGACAACAATCTTTTAATCTTGGCTGCAGAGTTACAAGACAGATATCAAAAGATTGAACAAGCAAAACTTATTGGTATTTCTGAAGTAAAAGAAAATGAATACTGGAAGCAGTCAAACAGCGTATCCACAATGAAGTGGAGAGAGTACAACGTATTTCAGTTCCACTCAACAGGGCTACACAATCTTTATAAGGCTATTCGTGAGATGACACAAGAAGCGTGTGAATATTACGAAATAGATTTTGATAAGCAAAAGTTCATGGTGCAGGGATGGTTTAATATAACTCACTCTGGTAAAGGTAAACTAGATTGGCATGACCACGGTCCTTCAGGGGCTCCAAATTTTCATGGTTACTATTCTGTAAGTGCAGAACCATCTGTAACTCACTATAGAGTTTTTGATAAAGAAGTAGAAAACCACAATGTAAACAATCGTGCAATTCTTTCTGAAATGGGTCATCCACATGCAATGGCAGACTGGGACTGGGAAGGTCCTAGAATAACTGTTGCCTATGACTTAACTCCATTAGCAGACTTAAGACGATTTGGAATGGATCAAGAGCAACACTGGATTCCTTTAGTTTAATGCAAACAAAAAAAATAGTTTGTTTTTTACTTGGTCACAAAGTTGTTCAAGAATCTTGTCCAGTTACAGATGCTAAAAAAACATATTGCAAAAGATGTTCTCCAGTTGTACACAATTCTCGTGTAACATTTTCTTAATATAAACTACAGGTTTAGGTAGAGTTTTACTTTTTTAAAAACTCTGCTATACTTAACACTATTCCGTTTTAGAAAGGACGAAACACATGTCAGATTTTTTTAGTTTTAAACTTCCAGAGGATTTTGTAGAAAAGTACAAAAATGTAGAAAGCCCATTTGGATTCAAAGATGCAGCAGAAAATTCACTTGGAGAGATTACTTTTATTCGTACTTATTCTCGTATGAAGGAAGATGGAACTAAAGAAAGATGGCATGAAGTTTGTCGTCGTGTAATCGAGGGTATGTATTCAGTGCAGAAAAATCATGCCAAGGAAAACCGTTTACCTTGGAATGACTACAAGGCACAGAAGTCAGCACAAGAAGCATTCCAAAGAATGTTTGAATTAAAATGGACACCACCAGGACGCGGTATGTGGGCATTTGGAACTCCTATGACTATGGAGAAAAAGAACTCAGCAGCACTACAAAACTGTGCAATGGTGTCTACAAAGGATCTTGACAAGAATGATCCAGGAGCATTATTTGCTTGGGTTATGGATGCCCTAATGCTTGGCATTGGTGTAGGGTTTGATACAGTGGGACAGGATAAGAATTTCTCAATCTATGCCCCAACAGAACCAGAACAGGTGTTCGAAATTCCAGACACTCGTGAAGGCTGGGTAGAGTCAGTCAGACTTCTTATCAACTCTTACCTTAGAGCAAACCAGAGTATTCAGAAGTTTAACTACGATTTGATCAGACCTCTTGGAGCGCCTATTAAGGGCTTTGGAGGCGTTGCATCAGGGCCTGCACCTCTTATCAAGTTACACGACCACATAGACCGTGTAATCGGCTCCAGAGCGGGTGAAACACTAGACTCTCGTGCCATCGTAGACCTTGTAAACCTTATTGGTACATGTGTGGTATCAGGAAATGTTCGTAGATCAGCAACTCTTGCTTTAGGTAATGCTGGGGATGAAACATTCATGAATCTAAAGAACTCAGAACTATTCCCAGAACGTAACTCATTTGATCCAGAAAATCCAGGTTGGGCTTGGATGTCTAACAATTCTATTTCAGCAGAAGTAGGAACAAAATATGAAGACTATGTAGATTTAATTACAGAAAACGGAGAACCAGGTTTTATCTGGCTTGATGTTGCTCGTAATTATGGAAGACTAAAGGATGCGCCAGACGGTAAGGATTATCGTGTGATGGGATTTAACCCATGTGCGGAGCAGCCATTGGAATCATACGAACTATGTACACTTGTAGAAGTGCACTTAAATCGTCATGAATCTAAGGAGGACTTCCTGCGTACCCTGAAGTTTGCATACCTTTATGGAAAGACTGTAACACTTGTTCCAACACACTGGCCACAAACAAACGGTATCATGCAACGCAACCGTCGTATTGGTACATCACTTACTGGTATTGCATCATTTGCAGATCAAAAGGGTTTGCCAATTGTTCGTGAGTGGATGGATGAAGGATACAACAAGATTCGTCATTACGATCATCAGTATTCAGAATGGCTATGTGTTCGTGAATCAATTCGTGTAACAACAGTTAAGCCATCAGGATCAGTTTCAATTCTTTCTGGTGCAACTCCTGGGGTTCACTGGGGACCTGGAGGAAACTTCTTCCTTCGTGCAGTTAGATTTGGTAACACAGATCCAATGATGCATTTGTTCAAAGCAGCAGGGTACACAATTGAAGACGACGTAGTATCAGCAAATACATCAGTAGTCTACTTCCCAATTAAGTCAGGTCATCCAAGATCTGAAAAGGATGTAACATTGTTCGAGAAGATTGCACTTGCTGCAACTGCTCAGAAGTATTGGTCCGATAATGGCGTTTCTGTAACGCTTTCATTTGATAAGGAAACAGAGTCAAAGCATGTTGTTCCAGCACTTCATATGTACGAGGGACAACTAAAGGCAGTTTCATTCCTTCCAATGGGAAACACTGTTTATCCACAACAGCCATATACTCAGATAACTGAAGAAGAATATGAGTCATATATTGGCAAGTTGAAGCATATTGATTTTGCTGCTATTTATGATGGAGCAGAGAACCTTGAGGCTCAAGGAGAGATGTACTGCACCACCGACTACTGTGAAATTAAGATTGGAAAATAATGAAAATAGTTAAAGGATTTATAGAAAAGTCAGATCTAGACACTGTTCAAGAATATATAAAGACTATAAAGTTTCACACTAGAGAAGACCATGTTCCTCTACACGATAATTTGTTTGACAACGACGGAACAAAGTTTGATATACATACTCGTGGAGAAATGCCAGACAATGTTTTGGATGTTTTTTCAAAGTACTCTAGATCCTACTATAATCTAGTTCAGTCAGAAAATGAAGACCAGTATCACCCTCCAATGTTTTCTAAGCACTACATAGCAAGATATAGAAATGGAGCATTTGCCGAGCCACATAACAATGAAAAGACAAAGCCAGAAGGAACATATTATTCTTTTATTGTTTGGCAAAATGCAGAAAATGGTGGAGACTTTATATTTCCTGAATTAGGTAAATCTTTTAAGCCAGAGCCTGGAGACCTTATCTACTTTAAAGAAAAGTTTGAAAATAACCATGGCATAACAGAAATAATTTCTGGAGATCTTTTCTTATCAGAAGCCTGGATGGGTAAAAAAGGTCAACACTGGATGGAAAATAAGGCATCATATGAAGAAGTTGACTGGGAGAACTGGGAGATAAAAGGTTTTTATGAATGACCAAATAAAAGTTATAAGAGGGTTCATGGACCCAGAAGATGCGATGCTTGTTTCAGACTATGCTAGGTCTGTTGATTCCTCTTTTACTGAGTTTGGTAATGGTGAAAAAGAGTTTACATTTCATGCAAAATTTGAAGACTCAGATATTCAAAGCCTTTTAAATTTTTATGGACAACTTTCTTTGAAGTTTGTAAGAGATAACTACCCAGGCCCATTTGATGATTATGACAGTTCTAAAACTCACATCGCCAGATTTGTTCAGGGAGATGGAATGCATGAGCACTTCGACTCTACAAAGCCAAATGATATAGCGACATTAATATATCTAAATAACGACTATGTAGGAGGAGAAATATACTTCCCAGACTATGACGTACATATTAAGCCTGACGCTGGAGATCTTGTATGTTTCCCAGATACTCCAGATTTTGTTCATGGCGTTAAGCCAATAACTGAGGGTATCAGATATACATCACCACGATGGTTTACACGCATAGTGTGATAAAATAGACCTATAATGTCTAATCCATCAAATCTATATGCAGAAAAAATTTATGCAGAGCACCCCATCGCTCTCTGGTCCCTTGATGACAAGGCTGACTATATAAGCCTAATAGACGAATCAGATCGTAATATTACTTTGTGGACTATAACAAATGCTACATCCTCAGTTCATTCTTTATCTGATGAACCATTTCCAGAAAGCCAAACTACAAAAATAACTGGTATTTTAACAGAGGATGATTTTGGTCAAATAACTTGCATTAGCAATAATATTGTTAATTTTTCATCACTAAATAAAACACTATCAACATTTTCAATAGGAGCATTCTTTAACTCAATAAGTGCCTATGCATCTAGTTTTGAAATAGGATATGAGTATTATGATACAACATCTGGAAGCACAATTCAAAGATTAAAGTCCTACACAACGTCTGTTAAGGATAGATGGTTTTTTATATCAGAAACCTTCGACATCCCAGAAGATAATACTGAGTTTAGAATTGTTCTAAAAATTAACTACATAGGTGGTGCATCAACTACAGATGACTACCAATTCTTAGTTAATGGTATTACTGCTGGTCAATGGTGCGAAGAGTTTAATTCTTCATCTTTAGGAGTTCAAAAGACCGCTCTTCCATCATCTATTGCCCTACCTTCATCTTTTGGAATTGAAGCAGATGCTTACGGTCTTCAAGAAAACAAGGCATATTATATAGTCAAAGATAATAGTCTTGTAGCAAAAAATACAGGAATACCTCTTGTTTACGGTGCTTCAAACCTAACAAAACTTTTGCCAAATGCAAACATGCCATCGTTAATAATTCCAGGACTTGGATTTTTATCTGAAGCGGGACAGTATAAAGAATACACATTAGAGGCATGGCTAAGAATCAATTCAGACTCTGTCACAAAGAAGCGAATAATTGGTCCAATTGCTTCTACTGATGGAATATATGTAGAGGGACCTTTTATTATTTTAAAGGTTGGCAATAATTCTGGATCTTATTATGTAGGAGAGTGGACTAGACCCATGCTCATTCATATTAGATTTTCAGAAAACACTTCATCACTTCTTATAAATGGTGAGCAGGTTATATCTTTAAATTATCTTGGTTCTGAACTTGACTTTCCTTCAAAATTAAATTCATCATCAAAAGATCAAGACTGGATAGGATTTTATGCATATGAAGATGTTTCTCCAATAGAGGTAGACTGTGTCGCAATATATACTTATCAGGTCCCAGCAATTCTTGCCAAAAGAAGATTTGTCTATGGGCAGGGGGTTGAGTTTCCAGAGGGTATAAATCAAGCGTACAGCGGATCCTCTGTTTACATTGACTATCCCTTTGCAGACTATACAAATAATTATTCATACCCAAATATAGGTAAGTGGGGACAAGCAATTGTTGACAACCTTAGTGTTGAAAATAATCTTTTATGTACTCCAGATTATAAACTTCCAGAAATAGTCTTGGGATCATCGAACATAGATCAGTTGTATTCTAATCTTAAAAATGCTCAAAATGAAACAAACAAGTTTTTTTCTTTTAATTCTGTATCAAGTGGATATATGTATTTTGACAACCTAAACTTTTTAAATCAAAAGGTTAGATCGTTTTATGGATCATTTAAGTTTTTACAGGAGCCAAACTCAACTCAAATACTATTCAGAGTAGAGTCTGAAAACTCATCAGATTATTTTGAGATATCTACACAAAACAAAGATATTATTTATAAGTTAAGGTATGGGGCAACAGAAGAAGTTATTGCAACATTTTCTTGGTCTGGCTCAGATCCATTTAGTGGAATAGCGCTAGACGAAATGTTTTCTGCTGGATTAGATATTGAAAAAGCCTCTAAATACTTTGGAGGAAATCTTGCTTCTTTCTTTGGTAATATTAATACATTAAAGTTTTACATAGGGGGAAGATCAAACTTAACACAAACCTTCACTGGTAAAATATATAAGGTTGGTTTTTGTACAGCAAGAAATCACAAAAAGATTGAGTACTTGTTTAATGAAAGAGGAATACCTTTAAACGATGAAAGCGTCTTTGGATTATATTCAGATACAGTAGACGTTGAATACAATTCTACAGATAATTACTTTGGAACCAATGAAGCAGAGTGGGACCAGGTGGTTGATTCTGGAAGTGTAGATTCGTACCCACTAGAAGGCTTTCAGGTTCATACAGCAAGTTACACTCTTTCTCCTTCAAGTTACTTTGATGAATATGCTCTAGATATAGATATCCAGGGTTACTGGGAAGACTACATTCCTCTTACATATTTTGCTCAGTATGTGGAAGATGAAAAAAACAGTTCTTACTATGATCTAGATCTTTTACAGTTTAATATTAATTATCCAGCACCATCAAATTTTATTGAAGAAGAGCAAACTGGAGAATGGACATACAAAGAGTTGACAGATGAGTATAACTTGCCAATTCAAAGAACTTACCAATCATTAGACAATCAGTTGTTTACTGGATACCTAAACTATGATGATTTAAAAAACAGAGTATACAAAAATTATAAGTATGACACATCAAATTCTTTAGTAAAATCTTATGTAACATTTCAATATATAGCCAATGGAGCAAACCTTTCAGAGTCAAACTTTGTTAACATAGAAAAGCCATCTAACGATTCAATTGTTGTTCCAGGAGAAAACTGGATGAGTACAAAGTATGAAGTGGTAAATAATATGATTATTTATCCACCAAAAGATGTTCGTGTATTAGACCTTGCTATAGTCACACATCTAGATTTTAATGTAAAGGGAATTATAAATAACAGGGTAAAAATAAGAAATCTTGAATATGCTTCTCAAGCATTTAATTCAACATCCCCAAATCCAATTGGTACAAGATTTGGAAATGATATCTATCCATACAGAAAATCTGGATTCTATTACGACTACAAGTCTAGAAATCCTTTTACAATTTATAAGGGCAGTTCTCCCTATCTGTATCTTACAAGATATACGGGTATAGAATTAAAGGGGACATATGACCCAATAGTTAATCGTGGCCTTTCTATTGCTATTAACAAAGAAATGTCAAGCAACTACAAAGTAATGGCTATGCAAGCAGCGATTCGCTATGATCAAGATGCTTTCCCTTATGCCTCAACAGAAATATTTGAGATTAAGTCAAAAAATACACACATCAAGTTCTATATGGTTGCAATACATCCAAGTGGAGAAAGAGCAAAGATATATGCTTTAAATGTTAAAACTGGAAGACTTGAAGATGGAATTGGTTTTTATTGGAACGGAAAATTAGTAAAAGAACCAGTAATTACAGTTAAAGAGTGGGGATTCCTAGGTATTGCATTTCCAACACTTTTAGACTTTAACTCTAGGGTTGGATCAATTAATCTAAACGGACCTATAACATTTAACACAATATCTTATTACCAGTCAACCAACCTTCAAGAGGTTCAGAAGGTAGATGTTAGACCTTGGTTTGCTGTTAAGTATGCAATACCTCTCACCCTCGAGTGGGATTACTGGAAAACCTCTCCCTCTGTTTGGGATGGCGTTTTGATTCTATCTTCAACAAGTTATTATGGTGTAGATCCATCAACGATCTATAAGAGTTATACTGGAACAAATAAGATAATTATTGACACTGACAAGGTTTTTACAGTTAACGGATATGAGTATACGGTCTATAAAGGTATTACTTCGAAACAAATAACCGCTGATGCCGTCTAATATGGTATACTTATATACATGAATCCTCAAGATCCACGCAAAAAGAAGAAGCAACTGCCTAAAATGAAAGGGCAAGTGGGTGAGTCCCGTGCAAAAATTATTGAAAAGCACTATGATTGGGGACTTTATGTATACAAGAAGGCTAACGGAAAATGGTTTACAGATGGAAACGGATCAGTATTAAACATAGAGTCTATGAAAGGTGACATTCTGCAGATATCTAAATTAAAAGATGCTGCAAAATATTACGGGGATGAGGGAGATGGAACCTGTGTATTTGTTCCAGGGCTTACAAGAATTTCAGAAGAAGAATACTCTGAGCAAAAACAAAGACTGTCAGAAGGACTTATCCCTTCTATGAACGATCTTGGTGCAGTACAAGCAGCCAAGGACACTATTGCAAAATATGGAAGTGATGACTAATGAGTGAAGATAGAGATTTTTTTATTAGAGCAAAGACAGATACTCCACTGCCAGAAGATGATACGTTTACAAAGCAAGACCCATTTAATCAATCTTGGGATGTTATAAAAGATTTGCAGGGACTAGACGCTAACTTTAAAAGAAGAACTTCTCGTCTAGTAAAAGGAGAAGCAACTCCAGCATACATAGAAAGTTCAAGAGCAGAAAGTACTGGTCGTGATGGAGCGAAGTCTAAAGAAATTAATTCAGGAACAGTATTTAGAAATGCTTACGGACTTTTCGATGTAATTACACCACCATGGAATTTGTACGAACTTGCAAGTTTCTACGATACATCATTTGCAAACCATGCAGCAATTGACGCTAAAGTTGAAAACATTGTTGGCCTGGGATATGAGTTTAAGGTTTCTGCAAGAACAATGCTTAAGTTAGAAGCATCAGAACCAAAGACAGCAGAAAATGCACGAAAGAGAATTGAAAGAGCAAAGATTGAGTTAAGTGATTGGCTAGAATCTTTAAATACAGAAGACTCATTTACCACTACGATGGAGAAGGTCTTTACTGATCTCCAAGCAACTGGAAACGGTTATTTAGAAGTTGGTAGAACAGTACGTGGAGATATTGGTTATGTTGGACACATACCTTCAACAACAATGCGTGTTCGTCGTCTTCGTGATGGATTTGTTCAGGTAATCGCAAACAAAGTAGTTTACTTCCGTAACTTTGGTGCAACAAACACTAACCCACTTGGAACTGATGCTCGTCCTAATGAGATTATTCACTTTAAAGAATACTCACCACTAAATACATTTTATGGCGTACCAGACATTATGTCTGCAATTGGATCACTTCATGGAGATCAACTTGCATCACAATACAACATCGACTATTTCCAAAACAAAGCAACGCCAAGATATGTTGTAACTTTGAAGGGTGCTAAATTATCTGCTGAGGCAGAAGACAAGATGTTTAGATTCTTGCAGACTGGTCTTAAGGGACAAAACCACAGAACATTATACATTCCTCTGCCAGGAGATTCTGATACTAACAAGGTAGAGTTTAAGATGGATCCTGTAGAGAACGGAATTCAGGAAGCATCATTTAAGGAATATCGCAAACAAAACAGAGACGACATTCTTGTTGCACATCAAGTGCCTCTTTCTAAGATTGGTGGTTCTGATTCAGCAGCCATTGCAGCAGCACTATCTCAAGACAGGACATTTAAGGAGCAGGTTGCAAGACCAGCACAGAGAAATCTTGAAAAGATGATTAACAAGATTGTAAAAGAAAAAACAGATATTCTGGAGTTTAAGTTTAATGAACTTACACTTACAGATGAGATTGCTCAGTCACAAATTATTGAGAGACTTGTCAAGACTCAGGTTATGATGCCGAATGAAGGAAGAGAACTTCTTGGACTTCCTCAGATAGAGGGCGGAAATGAACCTTTTGATCCAAAACCAGAACAAGCAGCAAACGACAATGCAGACCGTGCAAGAGATACCGAAAGAACTAATAACCAGTCTGATGGACCAGCCACAGTAAGTGGAAGAAATCCAAAGGGCGAAGGTCGTAAATCTGACGACGTGTCCGATTTGTCCAAATAGTGATACTTCAATAAAAAAGGGTATATAATAGAATAACCATGATTATATCAAAAGCGCATTGGAATTCAGATGGCGATAATATTCGTCTATCTATGCCACTAACCAAGGTAGATAAAGAACGCAGAATCGTTTCTGGTTTTGCATCCCTTGATAATGTTGACAAGCAAGATGATATTGTAACTGCAGAAGCAAGTATGGCAGCATTTGCAAAGTTCCGTGGGAACATCAGAGAAATGCATCAGCCAGTAGCAGTAGGTAAGATGGTAGACTTTAAAGAAGATAAGTATTTTGATCCAGAAACAAAGAAGTTCTATAAGGGTGTATTCGTGTCAGCGTATGTTTCAAAGGGCGCACAAGATACATGGGAAAAGGTTCTTGATGGAACACTGACAGGTTTTTCTATTGGCGGACGAATGAACAAATGGGACGATGCTTACGATGAAAAGTCAGATAAGTCAATTAGAGTTATTAAGGAATATGACCTGGTAGAGTTGAGTCTTGTTGATTCCCCTGCCAATCAATTTGCAAATATTGTATCAGTTGAAAAGGTTGATGGCGTAGATGTCATCAAGGGAGACGAAACAGTTTTAGAAAATGTCTTTTATGATAAGGCAAACGGAATAGTTGTAGCATCTGAAAACGAATCAGAACTTAGCCCAATTACTGGTGAGCAGATGGAAAACATAGGGTTCGTTGAGAAAACGGATAGTGAAAAAACAAACATGATAAAATTCTTAGTTGATAGTGCTAAAGGCATTAATACTTCTAAGATTAACAAGGAGGTACAACCTATGACAGAAAACACAGAAACAGTTGCAGAAGTTATTGAAACAGAAGCACCCGTAGAAGTAACAAAGTCAGAGGTCGCTCCAGAGGTTGATGCCGTTGTTGAAGCACCTACAGAAGAAGTTGTTAAGGCTGATGAAGCCGTATCAACAGAAGAAGTTGCAAAGTCTGAAGAGACTCCTGCAGTTGATGTAGTTGAAGAGACCACAGAGGTATCTAAATCAGATGAAACAATTGTTGACTCAGTTGCAGAAATCAAGAATACTCTAGAATCAGCCTTTAGCGATCTAGTTTCAACAGTAAAGTCTTTGCAGGCAGAAGTAGAAATGCTTAAGTCTTCAAAGGTAGATGTTGAGACAGCAAAACAATCATTTGAAGCAGTTGCAAAAGATATTGCAGCAGCAACAAATACGTTCAATGAATTTGGTAAGCGTGTGGAACTTGTAGAGCAAGACACTGCTTTCCGAAAGTCTGGCGATCTCGGCGAGATAGTACAGAATCAGCCTGAAACGGTTGAAAAATCCCTATGGGGCGGTAGTTTCCTCAAAACAGCCGACTTATTTAATTAAAAAAACAATAAGTAAAAATCACAGGAGGTGACAATATGTCGGAACAAAATATAGAAAAGAACCAACCTGGAACATCAGGTAATCTTGGTGGAACAGCACCAGGACTGTATCAGGGACAAGGTGCATTCGCATCTGGATCTGAAGCAGGTTCAAACGTACCAGGTAATTACACCGATGGTGGCGTGTTAGGAAATATCCCAACAGCACTATCAGGCGTTACATCTGGACCAAATGCAGTTAACCCTTCAGGTGAGGCTGGATCAGGTATCCTACGCCCAGAGCAAGCACGTCGTTTTATTGACTACGTGTGGGATGCTACCATTCTCGCCCAAGATGGCCGTCGCGTTACTATGAGAGCCAATACAATGGAACTCGAAAAGGTAAACGTCGGAGAGCGTGTTATTCGTGCAGCAGCGCAAGCAGTTGGCGATTACACAAACGCAGGTGCAACATTCTCAAAGGTTGAATTGACTACAAAGAAGATTCGTCTTGACTGGGAAGTATCTGCAGAAGCACTAGAAGATAACATCGAAGGTGCAGCACTAGAAGATCACATTGTCCGCTTGATGACAAACGCTTTCGGTAATGATATCGAAGACCTTGCAATCAACGGAACAGGTGCAGGATCAGACGCATTCCTTTCAATCATGGAAGGTTTCGTAAACCGCGTTAAGACAGACGGAGATGCTCATGAGGCTGTAGTAACAGTTGAGAATGACACTTGGTCAACAGACGCAATGCAGAAGATCATTCTTGCAATGCCACGCAAGTATCGTGCTATCAAGTCTAACTTGAAGTTCTATGCTGGTACAGATGCATTCCAGGGAATCATCAAGAACAACGGTACACTCGCAGACGCAGTAGCAGAAGCATTTGCTAATCGTCCAGCAGGTACTGCTGCAAACCGTCAAGCATACCTTGATGGCGCTGGACAGACATTCGGTGGAGCACGTACAACACGTGTTCTCGGAATTGATGTTCAGGAAGTTCCATACTACCCTGCAGGATATGTCGACTTGACATTCCCACAGAACCGTGTATGGGGATTCCAGCGAGATATCACTGTTAACCGTGAATACAAGCCAAAGAAGGACACTGTAGAATACACAGTCTTCGTTCGCTTCGGTATTCAATGGGAAGAGCAGGATGCAATCTCATACGCAGACGCTGCAGCAGATGCATAATCTGTAAACAGTACATTTTAGGGGGAGTAGGAGTTAGTTCTCCTGCTCCCCTTATTACTTATAATGATATAATACTAACAAGGAGGAATTATGGAAAACATTAATGAAAATCCAATTGTAGAAGAAACAACATACGAAGCACCAGTTTTTGAAGCACCAGTTGTAGAAGAACCTGTTGTAGAAGCCCCAGTGGTTGAGCATGTAGAAGAAACTCCAGTTGTAGAAGAAACTCAAGCAGTAGTTGAGGCTCCTGCATATCAAGCACCTGAAGAAGTTCAGGCACTTGGATATGTTGCAGAGGGTGTAATTGGTGCTACTACAGCAGCAGTTGCTTCCCCAAGAAAGAAGAAGGAAAAGGCTACAGAAGTTAAAGAAAAAGTAGCAATTTACTCAACAAAGAATGTTACATGGTCAGAGGTAGGAAAGGTCTATCGTGGCTATAATATTGTCGACAAGGATGCTGCTGAAAAGTGGCTTACTCGTTCACACATTCGCACAGCAACACCAGAAGAAGTTGCCAAGGAATTCGGTAAGTAATTCATGGAGATATTGAGGGTTCCGCCATACGAAACAATTGTAGTAAACTTTGTTGTCCCAGCAGGATACAACAATGTAAACATTTATGCAAGAGTTACGGATATGGCGGATCTTTCAGTGCAAGATTTAGAATTTTTGGGCTCAGACACAGGAGATGATCTAGAGATTTCTCTTCCTGGAAGATACGATAATAATTACAGAGTAGAATTTTTTAAAATTGTTGGCGGATCAGAAGTTTTAATTCACGAAGAGTACTACGAACTAATCCGACCATATGTAGACCCAAACACACTAGGAACAACTGCATCAGAGATTGCAGAATATAAGATTTTAGAATTAGTAGCAAGATCAATGATAGACACCTTCTGCCCAGAAGGATTTTATAACAAAAAAATAACGATAGTTGGAACTGGAAATGGTTCAGACTACTTTGCTTTATGGGAAAAGGCTTATAGAGTCTTCAAGGTTTATGAGAACAATGTTTTAGTTTACGATAGATCAAACCCAGATTTAAGTGAGTATCAGTATGCAATAACACCAGACAAAACTGCAATACAAAGAGTTCGTGCAGATGTACTTGAGTTAAATAGGTATGAATCAACAGCGCAAAACCTACCAGTAGCAAGTGGAGATCTTGGTTACTATGGATACGAAGGAATCTCTTTCCCATCAGGATATGACTACACATTTGTTGTAGATCACGGATACCTTAATGTTCCAGAAGATGTAGAATATGCAACAAAACTATTAATAGAAGATCTTAAGTGCGGTAAGTTAGACTACTACAAGAGATACATAACAGCATACAATACAGATCAATTTAGAATTCAGTTTGATAAGGCAATGCTTGGCGGTACTGGTAACTTCTTAGTAGATAAGATACTTGACAAATATGTTAAGACCATTGTCAAGCCAGGGATAATTTAATGATATGCGAAGAACCAGACTTCACGTTCCCGATGCTTGCAGATGTTTATCATCCTGTAGTTGAGCAAGGCGTTTATGGAAACGTACAAAAGACATGGATATTAGATAGAACAATTGCATGCTCTTTTTCATCAGCAGGCGGGGCATTTAAAGAAGAACTAACCCCTAATGTAAACATTACAGAAGAAAAACTTTTAATCGGCAGAGTAAAGACTGACATAAGGATGTCAAGCCTTGAAGCCAGAAACTCAATTACAAATGTAATTATTACAAATATTAGAGATAAGAACTGTAACGATATATACACAGAGACTTCTGGCCCACGTGCAGGCAAGTCAACTATATTTGAAATTGCAACGCAAGATCCATTTATGGGGCCCTTTGGTTCTGTTGAGTATTACAAACTAATTATTAGAAGATCAGAGAATCAGGCGGTAGATGTATGATAGCCGTTAGATTTGATAACAAAGCATTTAAAAAAGAAATGAAAAATATAATTGATTACTCTATTGGCTTTACTGAAGGAATTCAAAAAGGCAAGACTGAGTTTTTAAAATCACTTGGTGTTGAGGTTTCCGAGATTGCTTCTCAGTTTATAGACTCTAGCGCAAGAGTATCTCCAGAAACATTACACCACGTATACGAGTGGTACAAAACTGGTAGCCCAGAGGCAAGACTGTTTGATATAAACTATACTGTTAGTAATGTTGGTCTTTCATTTATCTCATCATTTAGACAGTCAAGTACTGTTAAGCAGGGATCAAAACAAGCATTTCGTAATAAGGCATCAATAATGGAAGATGGAACAACTGTAGTTATAAAGCCACGCAACTCTGAGGTTTTGAGGTTTGAAGTGGATGGAGAAATTGTTTACACTAGAAAGAAAGTTGTGGTTGATAACCCAGGTGGAAGCACACAGAAAGAATTTGAAAAAGCATTTGACATGTTTTTTGGAAGATATTTTACTCAGGCATTTTTACAGAATAGCAACTTAAGACAATATTTTGAGAACCCAATATCATATAAGAAAAATCTAGGGAGAGGAAAGCGTGGTGGCAAGTCTGTTGGTTTATCTACAGGGTATCGATGGGTCGCTAACGCAACGGTGGCATCATAATGGAAGAACCAACATCAACACTTAATACACCAGTCTTGTGGATTAATAAATACCTTCAAGAAAAAATTACAGAATTAACAACACTGGAAGACGTACCTTTCTTTCCAACTGGACCATCAACTCTGGAGGCACTTCAAAGTCAGTTCCCATCTGGTGGAACTATGGCTGTTTGGGACAGAATGTTTAGAATGCGTAGAGGCGCTTTCCCTCATATAAAATGCGAACAGGTTTTGTATTATTTTTATTACACAGCAAGTAATACGACTGAAAATATGATAAGGATTCAAGAAGCAGTCTTGAGGCTAATGGATCGTGGAGACGAAAGCGCAGAAGATATTAATGCTTGGGCAAAGGGTAAAACCTTTGACGGTATGACCTGTCAGTTCTATTTCCACAACTTTAAGATATACCAACTAGAAGAGGCACGAGATATAGTCGATTTTGGAACAGCCCGAACCTATGCGGGTAACAAAATAATTATTGACTATGACTACCATCAATCATCAAATAGGTACGCTGAGACAAACGCTTCCACAGCAGGAAGACCAAGATATAATAAAGAGGTAGTTGTAGAAGAGGGAATTCTTCCTTAAAAAGGGATGCTATAATTAAGGTGAGGAAACAAGCCCTTTTAATCCAAAAGAAAAAAAAGAGGTGAAAAAATATGGCATATACACGTGGTAGTTCAAACGATATTATCGTTGGAGCAGCAGCACTCTTCACATATGAAGATGGCGCACTTGCAGACGCAGACATGCCAGCATACGTAGCAGGCGACTCATACAAGGATACCCTTGCAGATGAAGCAGACTTCCGTAATGTTGGTTACACAATGAATGGTTTGGAAATTCAATTCCAGCCAGATTTCGGCGAAGTAGCAGTAGACCAGGTACTTGACGTTGCTAAGTTATTTAAGCAAGGTATGCAGGTAAACCTAAATACAACATTCGCAGAATCAACACTAGAAAACCTATTGTTCGCACTAGCAGGACAAGAAGGAGATCTATCAACAGTTTCAAACAACCCAACACTTAACCTTTCAGCAGGCGACATCGGAGATGTCCCAGTTGAGCGTGGTTTGGTAGCAGTGGGTCCAGGAACTGGAAACGCAGCAATAAATGTAGAGCGTGTTTACGTTGCCTACCGTGCACTTTCAATCGAAAGCGTATCAGTATCAGCAAAGCGTGACGAAGCAACAATGTTCGAAGTATCATTCCGCCTTCTTCCAAATGATAATGCATCATATGGAAAGATCGTAGATCGTACTTACACACCAGCATAATACAACTTAATATGAGAGGCTCAATCCTTCGGGGTTGGGCCTTTCTGTTTGGTATACTTGTATTATGGCAACAACTGTTTATAATACAAAAAATATTGTTCTACAAGATGGTGTAGAGATAGAGTTGGCCCCATTAAAAATAAAATATCTTAGACAGTTAATGGATATTTTTGATGAAGTGAGAAACTCTAAAGGAGACCTTGAAGCAATAATTGCATTGTCAAAGTGTGCAAGAATATGCATGAAACAGTTTAGACCAGAAATCACTGAGACTCAAGAAATGCTAGAAGAGTATGTTGACTTGCAAAACATATATGACATTCTGGATATAACTGCTGGGATTAAGATTAATGAACAATCAGAAGAGCCAATTAAAAAGCAAGCGGTAGATAGTGGATCTTCTTGGGATGAACTAGATTTAGCAAAACTAGAATCTGAGGTATTTTTGCTGGGCATATGGAAAGACTATGACGAACTAGAAAGATCCTTATCTATGCCAGAGTTAATGATAACGCTATCTATAGGTAGAGAACTAAACTACGATGAAAAGAAGTTTCTTGCAGCAATGCAGGGAGTTGATCTAGACAAAAATAATAGTAAAAGTAATGCTTGGGAAGAAATGAAAGCCAGAGTATTTAGTGGTGGACAAGCAGCCAATGCAAAAGATATTATGGCACTTCAAGGAATTAATGCACAAAAGGCTGGATTTGGAATTGGGATGGGCCTATCCTATGAAAAAATAGAGTAAAAAACAAGCCTGTTTATGGTATAATTAAACAACTACAATGGAGGATAATATGAGTACAGATGTTAAAGATAAGAACGAACTTTCTCTTATCGACGGTACAAAGTTTGAAGCAAGACCACTTAAGATCTCTTTGCTTAAGCCATTTATGAAGAAGTTTTCAGGTCTTCAAGATGTAGCAGAAGACAATGACAAGTCAATGGATGTTTTGCTTGACTGTGTCCAAATTGCATTTAAACAATACTTGCCTGCATTAGCAGACAACAGAGAGGCGATTGAGGAAAATCTAGATCTTCCTACAGTCTACAAGATCATCGATGCTGCTTCAGGTATGAACCTTTCTGATGCAACAGGTCTTTTAAACTCAATCAAGTAAAGAGGTGTTGTGATTGGCTGATGTAAATGCAAATATAGGTATTAATTTTGATACCTCTAACGCATTAGCACAATTACGTCAACTACAGGCTGGATTAAGCCGATTTAACCAATCCCTAACTCAGGGAAATGTTGCTGCAATGAATGCACAAAAGGGACTCAACTCCCAATTGATGCAGGCTATTAATGCAACTGGTAAGTTTGTAGCAACACAAAAAGATGTAGCAACAAGCACATCTTCTTTTACGCAGGCACTTGAAAAAAATCAACTCTCAATGCGAGAGTATTTTAGATACACTGTTGCTGCTGCAACTGCTAACACAAAAACATTTAAGGGTATGTTTGCCCAAGAGCGTGAGATCATTAACCGTGCTCGTAAAGACAGAGTAAAACTTCTACAATCTCAGTACATCCAAATGCAGGCTGCAAATGGAGATATGATCAAGGTTTTGCAGGTTATTCCAAAACACTTGCAAATGGCTGGTGGTAAGTATACAGACTATGCAACTCGAATGCAAATGGCTGCACAAAGACAGCAGTTCCTTAATCAATTACTAAAGCAGGGCTCTACACAACTTTTAAACTTTGGTAAGAACACTCAGTGGGCTGGTCGCCAGTTAATGGTTGGTTTGACAATACCGCTTTCTATTCTTGGATCTACAGCAGCAAAAACATTTATGGAAATGGAAGAGGCTGTTCTTAAGTTTACTAGAGTTTATGGAGATATGACAACATCTGGAGACGCAACAAATAAAGCAGTTGCAGATATTCAGAGACTTGGAAAAGAGTTTACAAAGTATGGTATCGCAGTAAAAGATACTATGGAAATGGCAGCAACTGCTGCTGCAATGGGTTTGCAGGGAGATGACTTACAGGCTCAGGTAATTAATGCAACTAAACTTTCAGTACTTGGACAGGTAGAGCAACAGCAAGCACTTGAAACTACTATATCTTTACAGAATGCTTTTGGTATTTCTGCAGAACAACTTGCACAAAAAATTAACTTTCTTAACGCAGTAGAAAACCAAACTGTTCTTTCTATTGAAGATTTAACAATTGCAATTCCAAAGGCTGGGCCAGTTGTAAAGCAACTTGGTGGTTCTGTAGAAGACCTAGCATTTTTCATGACTGCAATGAAAGAAGGTGGAATCAACGCATCAGAAGGTGCTAACGCACTTAAGTCTGGTCTTGCTTCCATGATTAACCCAGCAAAGAAAACCAGCCAGTTCCTTGCAGAACTTGGAATAAATATTAAAGGAATCGTAGATTCAAATGCTGGAAATTTAAAGGGAACTGTTGTTGGTGTTGCAAGAGCACTAGACACTCTTGACCCTCTTAACCGTGCAAGAGCAATTGAGCAACTATTTGGTAAGTTCCAGTTTGCTCGTATCTCCGCATTATTTCAGAATATTGTAAAGGATGGTTCTCAGGCATCTAGAGCACTTGACCTTGCTGGAGCATCAATTGAAGAGTTAGCAATTTTGTCTGAAAGAGAATTAAAAAAGGTTGAAGACTCAACTGGTGCAAAGTTTAAGAAGGCAATGGAAAACCTTAAGACGCAATTAGTTCCAGTAGGTAAAGCATTCTTACAAGCAGTAACACCAATCGTTGCATTTGCAGGAAAGATTTTAGAAAAATTTAACGGATTAGGAGAAGGAACTAAAAAAGTAATAGCAATAATGATTGGTGTAATTGGTGGACTAGCACCAGTTGCTTTAATGACGTTTGGTATTCTTGCTAACGGAGTTGCAAACCTTATCAAATTCTTTGCCATGTTACGTGGAGGAATTGCTAAACTTAATGGTTCAAACAATGTTCTTGGTGGAGGGTTTGACTATTTAACTAATCAGCAAATTGAAAACCTTGCAGAAACAAATGCTCTACACACATCCCATAGTCAATTGATATCTACTTTTAATGTTGAAAAGGCAGCAGTAGACTCTCTTGCTGCAGCATATGGAAATGCATCTAGTCAGGCTAGAGCACTAGCAAGCAACTCTCCAGGATTATTTAACACAGTTCCAGGACCAGCAGGAGCAGTGTCAGGACTACCTAAAAAGTTTGCACAGGGTGGAGTTGTTCCAGGATCTGGAAATAGAGACACAGTCCCAGCATTGCTAACACCTGGTGAAGTTGTTATTACTAAACAAACTGCAAAAGAAAATCCAGAATTAGTTGCTGCTCTTCAAAATGGCTCTGTAATGAAGTACTCAAGAGGAACTGGTAAATCTCCATTTTCATCAGACATAATTGCAAAACTATTTGAGCAACTAGGACTTAACTCGCAAACAGACAGACTAAGAATGCCTGTTGGCGTTTTAGAAAAAAGATATTCTGCTGCTGGAAATCTAGCACCAAAAGAAGTAAACCACGGCAAAAATGCTGCTGGAGAAATGGGACAAGATCCAGACTATCTACAAAGTGAATTTGGTAGAGACTCAATGGATGAAAACATTAGGGTTCCTTTAGAAAGAGCAGGGGCTTCAGCAGAAAGAGCATCAGAAGTATTAGCAGAACTTGAATCAACACTTGACGAAATGGTTCTTGCTTATGATGGAACAACATCTTCATGGCAGGCTGCATCTGATAAAGCATTAAAGGCAATAGAAGAAAGAACAGATTTAACTAATAAAGAAAAAGAAATTATTAGACAGCGCATTGCACCAAAGAAAGCAGAAGATTTTATAATTCCAAGTAATCCAGTTGTTGATGTAAAGCCAGGTAGAGATGGTAAGCCTGGAGAAGCAACAATGAGAGATGAAAGAACAACAGAGGCCTACTATGCTGCAGAACAAAAGAAAAGATTAAAAGCAAAACATCCAGAACTTTCAGATGACATAGATAGTATGGAGTTTTCTCATTACCCAGGGTCTGAATCGATGTATGGAGGAAGATCAAAGGTAGAGTCCCCAGTAGTAAATAGAACAACAGTTGGACCAGATGGAAAAACAAGCAAGGAAAGACTTCCTCTATCTGAAGAACAACTAGCAATTATTGCAAAAAAGAGAGCAGAAGTAGAAGATTACAGAATTCCAAAACAAGAGGCAGAGTTAGCATCAGTTACTCCAAATGTTGTTGCTAGTGCAGAAGATAAGGCAAGAGCAGAAGCAGAGGGTGCAAAAGTTGGTGCAGCAGCAGCAGAAGGTGTAAGAGGTCCTCAAGGAACTGATGCAGGTTCTCCATCTAGAAAGGGCATAAAGGCTGGTAAAGAAATTGCTGAGGGAATTGTTCAAGGAATGCAAGAAGGAGAGGCAGGAGTTTCTGCACAATCTTCTAGGCTTGGAAGTTCTGCAGTTCCAACTGCAGCAGAGACACAAGCAAAAGTTGACAAGATGGATCTTGGAAACAAAGCATTCTACGATGATATTGATACACCAGAAATGCGTGATGAAAGACAAATTCTTAAATCTCAAGATAGACAAAGAAGAAAACGTGGCGCTACAGGAACTGTCGGAGGTTCATCATCTGCGTCAACTAGTTCTTCTGCAACTGTTTCATTAACAGGAAGAACTGAAGCAGCAGCCGAACAGTTAGCAGTAAGTACAGAGCAAGCAGCCACAGCACAATCACAGGTTGTACAACAGATTAAGGACGAAAGTAGATCAAGAGTTACTGTTAAAGGTAATACTATTAATATTGGCAAGGCTCGTGAAGAAGCAGACAGGCTAAGTAATGAAGCATCTAATGCAGAAGCATCAGCAGCAAAACTTAGAACTGAAGCAGCAAAATGGGAAGAAGTTGCAGCACGTGAAGATGGCAAAAATATTTACACTGCTGAAAATGCTAGATTACTAAAAAAGCAGGCAGACGAAGCAGAGATAAAAGCAGCAGAGTTAAGAATAAAAGCAGCAGAAGCAGATATCCAAGCAACCCAGTTAGAAAATGGTAATGTAACACCAAACGAAATCGTAGCAAATGGAACTGTAGAGCAAGGCGATGGTCTAAGAAGAATTGTTGATGATACAGAAAATACAGCACAATCTTCTGAAGTTGTAGCAGATCAAACAGAAGAACTTGCAGGCGTAACACAAGATGCTGTTAATGCTCAAACAGAAAATGCAACAAACCTTTCAACAGGCGCACAGATCACAAATGCAACAACTGGAAATCTTAATGATGTGCTTCAGGCAACAGATCAAACTGGTTTGGCACAAGACCAGATTGCAGACTCTTCAAACAATATTGCTAATCTTAATGAACAAATTGAAGAGCAGAAAAGAATAGAAAACGAAGAACTAAAGAAAAGAAATGCTGCTCTTTTGGCTTCTGCAGATGGAATCATTCCTGAAGGATCCCAGTCAGAAAATAAGTATATTGATCCAACCAAAGCAACCCCTGCACAGCAGGCCTATGACGAAGTAATGGGTAGAGACCCAGGAACTAATGGTCCAGATGACCCAGGACAGATTGGCTATACAAGAGATAAGAAGGGACAGTTCTTGTTTGATCCTGAAACTGGAGAGCCAACAACACTTACTCAAAGCCAACTCAAGAAAAAGAAACGCGGAATGCGTAAAGAAAAAGTTGGAAAAGTTTCTGGCAAGGCAGCAGGAGCACTTGGAACAGCAGCAATGGTTGCTGGTATGGCAGGAGCCCCACCACAAGTTACAGCAGCACTTGGAGGCGCAGCAACAGTTGCACAGTTTGCACCAATGATTGCAGGAATGACAGGACCTCAAGGAGTTGTTGCTGCACTTGCAGCAGTAGCAGCAGGAGCATATTTATTCAATAAACACCTTAATAATATGGCTGCAAAAGCAGCACAATTTGCAAAAGACTTATCAGCAACAAGAGACGGCCTAAAGGCAATTGGTGAAGTGAGTGGTAAAGTAGGCGCTTCAGAAATAATGAATAAGCGTAGACAGAGAAGTCAGTATGGGAAATATGATGAAGCAGTTAAAGTTGATGATACATTTGGAAAGAATTTCCTTGGCTCTGAGCCTGGTAAGAAAGAAAAGAAACTTTTTCAAGAAAATGTAAAGCAGTTTGGAAACGATAAAGCAGTTTCTGACTTAGCATTAAAACTTGCAACAGGTGTTGCAGATGGAGTTTTGGACAGTACTCAAGCAAATAGTATTGCAGCAAATCTTGCGCTAGAACTTAAAGATGCAAAACTAGAAATGCAAGTTATTGGACAAATACAATCATTGATTGGACCAGATGGCAAAGACCTAAAAGATAGCCCAATGGAGGCTAGAATAAACATAATGTCAAAAGCCCAATCTAGATCTACAGATCTTGAAAATCAGATTGCAGGAAAAACAGGGTTTGGAGAAAGTTCAAGAAAAGAAGTTGCAGCACTTGCAGCATTAAACATGAATAACCTAGAACTAGCAACTATGATCGCAGATCAGGTTCAAGTTGAGTATGAAACACAAAAGAAAAAATTAGAAGCAGAAAAAGAATCTACAACAAATGCACTACAAAAATTTAAACTATCAGAGAAAATAGCAGAACTTGATGCTCAAAATCTAAAAGACACTCAGTTTATGAACGGCATGATTGCTGATCAAATAAATAAAAACTCAATAAGTTTTAGCAAGGTTTATAGTGGATCTGTTTGGGGCAAGCAAGCAATGCGAGAAGATGCTTTCTTTGATGCATCTAGATCTCAGGTTGAGTCTACATACAAGGGAACAGATCAAGAGGATGCAGCGAAGAAGTTCTTAAATAAAACTGAAAGACTTTCATCAGATACAACTACTGGAAAATATAACGCTAGTACTGGTCTGACTGTAAAGACTGGTTTGGGCACTGCTGAAAATGCACAAAGGTTCCAAGCAAAAATGGAAATGCTTGTTGGAAGTAAGGTTTTGAGTCCAGCAGAAGCAACAGGATACATGGACTTGTTCAGTGGCAAGTTAAACGAAATGGACTTTTTGCTAAATGCGAGCATACAAACAAGAGGTGCTGGAAAGACAAAAGAGTTGTTTGGAATATTTGCAGGCTTTAGTGCTGGTGGAAGAAAGCAAGCAACATCAATTATCACAAACATAGTTATGCAAAAGAAAGATCCAGCAGAGTTTGATGCAATCATGGAAACTCTAAAAGGTATTCAGGTATTAGATGGAAACACTATTGATTTTGAAATTTTAGTTAAAACTGTTGGGCTTGCAGGAATTGAGATCCTTAAGGATCAAATGTCTAAGGTAGAAGATTTAAAGGAAAAAGCAAAGAAAGATGGCAAAAAGGCTATGGATCTCGATGCGGTTGCTGCAGCAAATCCTACAATGTCAGCAGCAATAGATGCTTTAAAGAATAATGAAAAGTATGCTGACAAATACAAAGAATTTTTAGAATCAGACATAGAGACTCAGGCCGAATATCTACAAAAACTTGCTTCACAGTTTATGTATGAAACCACAATAAACGATAAATCACGTGATGCAGATATACAGTATTTGGCTGCACAGAAAGCAATGAATGAAGCATATCTAAAGGGAATCACTATTGGAACAGATGCGTATACTAAAATTTTAGACAAAAATGTTGAAGCACTAAAGAAACTTTCAGATGCGGATTTCGCAGTTGAAAAACTAGGCATCAAATCATCAAAACCAGTTGATGCAAAGATTCCTGGAGTTGGAGATATTCCAGGTGGAGGAGACAAGAAGAATCCATTAGACTTCCTTGAAGATCTTGCTATGCGTATTAAGAATGTAAGAGACGGTGCATTTGATGCAACTCAGCCACTCAAGTCAATGCTTGCTGCACTTAATAGCAAGAAAGCGCAAAAAGACATATCCAGAATCATGGATATGTTTGATGGTCTACAACAAAGAATGCTTAAGATGAAGGTTCCAAAAGAGTTTAGAGAAATGATCATGGGAATGTCTGCAGAAGACTTTAAGGAACTGGCAAACCTCAAAGATAAAAAGGCAATCTTTAAATTTAAAAAGGGTAAGCCAAAAACAAAAGCAAACATTGAGGGATTAACAGAAACTGGCGATGGACTGATGAGGTTCTACAGAGAAGCACAGGTTGGAGAGGCTCAACTTGTTAATAAGGAAACTGTATCAAATATTGCTGACCAAGAAAAAGCATTTAAGATGCTAATGGCTAGTGGTTTAAGTGCAAGCGATGCCCTTAAAGAAGTTGAAGACACCGCCGTTGCGTCCGCAATTGCAGCAGAAGTTCTTGGCAAAAGTGGATCTAAAGAAATGAAGCAGTATGTAGAGGACCTTAAGAAAGCAAACTCTGAATTAGCAAGATTTGAACTTAGACAAAGAATGATTACTGCAAACGAAGAGTTTAAGTTACTTGAGCAAATGCCAAAACTTATGACAGCAATGAAGGGTGCTGGAATGTCAGCAGATCAAATGGCAGCAGCATTAGAAGATCCAGAACTTGCGAAGCACCTAATTGAAGACTTAAAAGATGGAAAGGTAGATGCCAAAGAAATAGCAGACTACCTAAACTCTATTGAAGCCAAAAAGATTATTGATATACAAGTAAAGTACAATGCTGGAAAGTATGGAGAAGCAGCACAGCCTGGAATCGATGCAGCAGAAAGATTGTTTGCTGCACTTGAATCTGGTATTAGAAACGGCGTTGAGGGATTCTCATCTGATCAAAACAAGATAGATGTTGCAACTATTCAAAAGAACAATAAGTTAATTGCAGAAGCAGAACTTAAGGCAGCAGGATTTAGACATCAAATAGAATTAATTAATCGTGAAATTCGTGGTATGGAACGAGATATTGAAATGAACTATACACGACCAATCGAAGAGGCTGCAGAACAAATCAGCGATATGGAAAGAGAACTAGAGATGAACCCAATCTTTGGTGATCGTGCTATAGGAAAGTTAAATGATGAAAATACAAAACTTTCTAATGACTTGGCAATCATGGCAAACCAAGCAGAAAAGATTAATGAGAGATATGATAAGCAGGCAGAAGCGCTACAAAAGGTAGCCGATATCAATGATGGAATTATTGCTCAGCAGCAAAGCCAGTTAGATCTTGCAGATGCTTTAACTCAGGGAGATATATCGGCAGCAGCAAGGGCTATGCAGTCAAGTCGTGCTGACCAAGCATCAAGAAATCAAACAGGAGTTATGGATGCACTTGAGCAGGCACGTACAAACGAAATAGAAGGTTTGCGTGGAGCAGAAAGTGGCTTGAGTCAACTGCAAATTGCTGAAAGACAGTTTGTTATAAGTCAAGAAATCTACAAGATGGAAAATGATCCAGCCAGACTTAAAATTATGGCAGACATCCTTGCCTTACAGGATAAGATTTATGACTTTGAAGAAGGAAGAGAAGCAGCACTCTTAAAGATTAGAGATAAGGAAGATGCAATATATAAGATCAATAAAGAGCAACTATGGCCTCTTGAAGATAGCATTGCAGACATGCAGCATCAAAATGATTTGGCACAAAGAAGACTTGATATCGATGTATCTAATTTAACTGTTTTAGGAAAATCAAGAGATCAATTTGAAAAAATAAAAGCAGAGATTGAACTTAGTGAGGTAGCAGCACAGAATCTTACTGGTGTCTTTGGAGGAATGCTTGCAGCAATTGAAGCCATTCGTGCAAAATGGGCAGAAGTTATTGCTGGAATTAAAGCAGCACAAGATTTAGCAGCAGCGCAGGCTGTAGCAGCAGGTATTAAGGCAACAGCAGATGCCGATGCTGCTGAGGTTGCAGCAGAAGAAGCAGCAGCAACTGCAGTAACAGATCCTGCAACAACAAGCAAGGCAGCAGCAGATGCATATGCAGCAGCATTAGCCAAGGGACATATGGACGCAGCAGCAAAGGCTGCAGCAGGAGTTAGCCCAAGCAAATTAGCATCAGGAGAAAGCGGAGCAATTGGTGCAGCCTCAATTGCAGCACAACTAAAAGACGCACAGGCAAGACTTAGCAATCCAAGCAAGGCAGCAATAGAAAAAGCAGAGCGAGATGCAGCAGCAAAAAAGCCTACACCAAAGCCTACACCAAAACCATCGCCAACGCCAAAAAAGCAGGTTGACCCAAATCCAGGAATTAAACCAGGAACAGGAGTTTACTCTGGAAGTACATTTATACCAGCACAAAAACTTGTTCCAGGAACAGGTGTGTATGTTGGAAGCAAGTTTGTTCCTCCACAATATAAATCTAAGGGAGGACTAATATCTGGAGTATTGGGGAATAGTACATTTGCTCGTGGCACAGATACAGTTCCTGCAATGCTTACTCCAGGAGAGTTTGTAATGAGCAAGTATGCCGTACAGTCTTATGGTTTAGAAAAAATGAAGTCAATTAATAATGGATCATCAGTTGGCGACTCAGTGTATAATTATAGTATTAATGTTAATGTAGAGTCAGAAGCAAACCCTGATGAAATTGCAAGGGTTGTTATGACACAAATACGAAGCGTTGAATCACAAAAACTTAGGGGGACTAGAATCTAATGGCAACTAACAGTTACATGTCTGGAAGAAAGAAGTATTCTAGACCACAAGCAATGCTATTTGCTGATAACCCTGGAACAAAGGTTGATGGTTTCTACATCCCAGACGGCAGTGAAATAGGGTCCTATACAGCCTCTGAAGGCTCCAATGGCGAGTTTTTAATACTTTCGGATGATAACAGATCAGACATTAATTTTAAGCCTACCAGAATTGAAAAAAGGGAGAGAATGATTAATGGCCGTATGAGGTCATATCATATTGCAGATAAACTACAGATAACAGCATCCTGGGATATGCTCCCATCAAGAGCATATGATACCAAGGCAGACTTTGATGCTAATGGAAATGCAGATATGCTTAAGACCGCATCAAGGACAAACCCTTTAGAATTTACAACAGATGGCGGAGCAGGCGGAGTAGAACTTCTTAATTGGTATGAAAATCACAGAGGTTCTTTTTGGGTATATCTTTCTTACGATAAGTATACAAATTTTGAAGATACAGACACTAGCGAGATAGATAATAGATTTAATAATATTAATAAATATAATGAGATAGTAGAAGTTTTTTTCTCAGACTTTAGTTATTCAGTTGTAAAAAGAAGCGGTTTAAACTTTGACTTTTGGAATGTGTCTCTTACACTGGAAGAGGCATAATGTTTCAAGACAAAGATTTATTAAATTATATAGAGACAAACTCTTCAGTTCAAACAAGATCATCAGTAATTGCTGAATGGAACATGAATATAGCGTCAAACATTAAGATGGTTGGAAACTATAGATACAGACCAACCCAGCAGGATTCCGCATACAGAACAATCCCAAATACTTTTGATCCATTAGAATCTAGTACAAACGGTGTAAAATATTACACTGGCGCAACAGATGCAGACATAAAAATAGATGGTGGATTTGATGACGAAGGTATTCCAACATCCCTGTATCCAGCAAAAGATAAAATGAAGATGTTGTACTCTTTAGAAAATTGTTTTTCATATCAACGCCCACGCAGCGGAATCAATAAGGCAACATACCTTAATGGTAAATTTTTACATAACCCAAACATCAATATGGCTAAGAGACCAAGATACTATATGCCAGATAAAAAGGATCCATTTAAATACTGGACATCTTTTAGAACAGAAAGTGGTATTGAGTATGGAGTTGCCAACAAGACAGTAAATGGAAAGAATAGAATAGAAGATGCTTGTCCATTCGTGGTTTATAAAGAGCAGATACCAGCAAACAGAATAGTTGTAAAGATGCAAACAAATACTGGAGAGTTGGACTATGGAATATTCTCAAACTCTGCTGAAACATTTTTAGATCCCTATTTTGGAGAAAACAATAGAACTACTCCTAACAACTGGAAAATTCAAGTATTAAAAAATAATAGTTGGGTAGATGCTAAGTCTTTTTCTAGCAGTGACAAAAGAAAAGACGGCACAGCAGTAATAGGATCTGACGGATACGTAGAATTGTCTTATGGGTTAATAGTTCCAAGCGCATACTTAGATACATTTAATTTTATTAAAGAGATTTCCTCTGTACTGCTAAGGCCAGTCTCTGCAAATGAAGGAGATGCATTTTTGGTTGTACCAAATAGTACATCTTTGGGCACATTCCACATATGGAGTAGAGGCACTTGGAAAACCTTTACACCAACATACGGGTGGTCTCTTGAAGATTCAGTTGTCAATGGACTCACAAGTTTTGTAACAGATCTAACAAACCCACCATCTTTTGTTTCTAACAATGTTACAAAATATAAAGAGTTTGAGTATATTTCTGGCATCAGAATAGTTGTTGACTCAATGAATAAATTTGATTCTACTTTTGATTTAATTGAAATATCTCCAAGGCTGACAGCAGACTTAAGCGATAGGGTAATGAAATACTCTGTAAACAAGAGTGCTTCCGATTTAGGAGTAAGTGGATTACCAGTTGGACAACTACTCGCTTCAACAGGATCTATTTCACTATTTGATTTTGATGATGCTTTTCATTCAGATAACACAAGAAGCATAATTAGCAGGTATGTTTCAAAAAATATTCAAATAAAACTATACGAAGTTATAACAGATACACAGGGTATTGAATACTACATGCCAATAAAAACTATGTACGCAGATGGGTTTCCAAAACTAAATAATCAATCAAAAGAAGTTTCAATAGAACTTAGAGATTTATATTTTTATTTTGAATCACAGACTGCACCACAAATGTTACTGACTAATGCCTCTGTAAGTTCTGCAGTTTCTATACTTCTAGATTCAATAGGATTTTCTAATTATGTTTTTAAAAGAGTAGAGGGAGAATCAGAAGTAATAATCCCATACTTTTTTATTCCTCCAGAAAAAAGTGTTGCAAAGGTTTTAGAGGATATTGCTATATCAACTCAGACTGCAATGTTTTTTGATGAGTACAATAACTTTGTTATGATGAGCAAAGATTATATAATGCCGTCATTAGATCAAAGACCAACAGATCTTACACTTTATGGAACTACAGACTTTAGTGATGATGGGGTATTAAAAAATAAAAAAACAAATAGCAAACTTTCTAATATTATAGAAATAACATCACAAGATAATGAAGTGTATAACGATGGGAAAATTGTATATACAACAAGATATATACAGAGATCTTTAGGAAGCATAAAGCAGGCAAGCCTTATAGATAATGAAAAAACTTGGATATATAAGCCAGTGCTTCTTTGGGAAGTTCAGGGAACTCAAAATACAAAATCTATCAATGGCGAAGTTGGAAACCAATCAACATATATGCTAAGTGCAATACCATTAAACTCAAACCTTTCTGCAAGTTTACCATCTGTAAAAAATAACAGGCTTGTAGATAACATAATGGACCTTGGAGAAGGAGTTTACTGGATAACCAGGTATAACGGATACTTCTACTCAAACGGAGAAATTATTAAGTATGATGCAGTTCAGTATAATATTTCTGGTACTGGAGATGTCTGGATCAATAATGTTCAAGAGTACGACAAGTATTTTTCATCTTTGCCGTTTAATGGCAAGATATATCCAACAGGACTAGTTAGAATTTATGCAGAGCCAAATTACGAAGAAATTTCTGGTGTATCTAAACTTAAGAATGGTCCAGTTTCAAAGCATGGAAGAGGTCAGTTCGGAACACCAGTTTCTGAGCATGGGGCAGGTTTAAACCCTTATTGGTCAAACAATTCTAATGTTCGTGGATGCACGATGCAGTCAAAGTACTTGTTTGATTTAAACCAAACAGCACCTGCAACTACTGTTGGACCAGCAGGAATAAATAACACTCTTGCACAAAAAACATCAAGAAATGGTATTATAAAAAACTTCTTAGCATCAAAGTATATCTCTGAGTCAGAAGTGAACGGAATGTTATCTACACAAGCAGGGACTGTACAGTCTTCGGCTTTAGTCATGAATGGTCCAGGGTTTACTACAACAGAATCACCAGTTGATTTTGTTTCCTACGTTTATAAAAAATTAGAAAACAAGTATAAGCATTTTGGGACTAGAATGAGAATTGTAGGCAAGGTTGAAAATGATGCAAATCGTGGACAAACTCCAGTAGGTGCATCAACATACTTTACTGTTCCAGGTACAACTCCAGAAAAAAGTATCAGTATCGTTGGAGGTTCTGGAGGGTTAGCAGTAATGATTAACCCAGAAAGTAATAACGGATACTACTTTGAAATTATTGCTTTGGGGGCCAACAACCTTAATGAGTCTGAGAAAAAAAATGTAAACAACGTAATGTTTTATAAGGTTAAGGCATCTGGAACTAATGCAATTCCTATCAAGTTATATGAAGGACTAACAAATATTGTTGTAGACGATGGAAGATTTACTGGTCAATACAGAATGTCAACAGAAGAAAACCCAACAGTATTTGACTTGTCCGTTGAGTACCAAGATATTGGAACAAGAAGAAGATTTTTTCTATATATAAATAACAACCTAATTGCAACTGTTGACGACGAAGAACCTTTGCCAGCGTACAACAATATGGCACTCTTTGTTCGTGGATCATCAAGGGTAATGTTTGAAAATATATATGCACTTGCAAATAATTACTCACAAAATACTGCATTTAAAATTAATGCTCCAATAGCATCAGCCTTTGGAGATTCTGAAATAAATGCAAATGATTCATTTATGAAGTATGCAATGAGCGGAGTAGTACAAGGAACTTATCTTGCAGGAATAAGTTCTGCTGAGCCACCTGCGTTTAGTATGTATTTTGAAGAATTTGGAACAATTATGAGAGAGGCTGCATCTTTTAACATTAAGTATGATAAGGCTTATCCAGCATTGTATGCAAAACTTTCTCCTACCTTTAACAGAATTAAAGGTTATGCAATTTCTGGATTTACTGCAGGATCTTACGGAGCAGAATTTTTAGTATTTAACTCAACAGACACAGCATTAAGTTTAGATGAGAGCAGTGGAAACTATTTAAGAATCCAGGGAATTACCTTTACTCAAGAATCAGACAATGACTTAACTGTTGATGAATATTTCTCAAAGAATAGTAATTTGGCAGATCCAGAAACTGTAGGATCATCTTTGGTTTCTTATCCATTCAAAGTTGCAAAAGATTATGAAGACATAAAGTTAAGTCGCATGTCTTACGGCAAAAAAGATTTTAGCATAGAGGTCCCATATATTCAGTCTCACGATGCAGCAGAGAACCTAATGTCTTGGGTTATTAAAAAAATAATGAAGCCAAGAAGATCTATGGGTGTTAAGATATTTGCAAACCCTATGATTCAACTTGGGGATATTGTTTCTGTAGATTATATTGATAATGGAATAGACATGGTTTCATCAATAGAAAAAAGATTTGTTGTGTATAATATAGAGTATACAAGAGAAAATAATGGCCCATCAATGACAGTATTTTTAAGTGAGGTAGTTTAATGACAACAGACTCAGTGGCAAACCAGTCAAAGCCAGATATAAAGTCATCATCTTCAGCAGCAATTAAGCCTGCAACACCAGAACTAATTGCTTTGAGCAATCCTCCAATGGACATAGACATAATGGCAGATATGATTTTTGAAAATATTGGGGGACAGGAATTAATAAATATATCAAGAAGCGACACGATTAATGGGCAGGATGTAATTTATAGCCCTATAAAAAACCTTAAAGACTTATATATTCAGTACAATCCCAACAACATAATCAAACTAGAAAGCACCGCAGACACATATTTTAAGAACTTTCCTATAAGGCTAGAATCAAAGTTGCCACCCTATGGAACAGGTCCAAGCGGAGAGATTGTTTATTTAGATCCAACCACAGGAGATCTTGTTATAAATATTTCCTCCCTTGACACTGATGAGCAAGTTGACGTTCAAATATTAAACAGTGGAGAGACACTTAATGGTACAATATATGGTGAGGTATAAAAAATGATAACTAATACAGGTAAGAATATTTTAGCCAAGTATCTTGTTGGGCAGGCTCCAGCATATGCATCATACATTGCTATTGGATGCGGAGCCAAGCCACTACCTTCGGATGGAGTCCTTGGAGATTATTCCGAAAAAAAGTCTTTAGACTTTGAAATGTTTCGTGTTCCAATAACATCTCGTGGGTATGTTACCGAGAATGGACAATCAAAAATTGTTTTTACAGCAGAACTTCCAACAGCAGAAAGATATGAAATAACTGAGGTTGGGGTTTGGTCTGCGGGATCAAATCCAACAGCAGGTTCTTATGACAGCAAGACTATCTATTCTTTTAGCGGATCAGAAAATTGGGAATATCACAACGATAGTGGGTCAGTAGCAATTCTGCCAATCTATGAACCTTTGGACTCAGGATCAAATCCTCCAAACAATATCATAAGCACAACAAGCCAAGTCTTTCAAACTAATGCAGACAATAGAATCTTTACAAACCAAGAAAGGTCTTCTCGTTATGAAAGATGCAGATTTTTAAATAACATCATGGTTATAAGAGGAGACATGACAAATCTTTCTGTCTCATCAGGAAGACTAGTTGTTCCCCCAAACTCAAAACACATTCACTTGACTGGACAACAAATTGATTTTAATAAAAATGCACCAACAGACGATCTAAGGTTAGCATTTTCTGTAATCAACAAAAATGGAGAGTCAACCGTTCATCCAGACGAAGTTAGAATGATGATTGAATTTGCAGAGTCAGATGTTCACGGTACTGGACAGTCGGCAAGGTTTGAAATAGTTTTAAAAGAATCAGACGCTGGAGTAGACTTTGCAACAAACAGATACTTCATATCAAAGAAAAAACTAGAAGAACTATACAAAACTACTGGATTTACTTGGAGCGTTGTAGATGTTGTAAAAGTTTATGCTTCAGTAATTAAGAATGGGACTGTTTCTAGTGACTACTATGTTTGTCTAGATGCTCTAAGGCTAGAGAACGTAACATCTTCCAATCCAGTTTATGGTTTATCTGGTTACTCTGTAATCAAAAATTTAAATGCAGATCCAATAATTAAAAATGCAAATACAACAAACCATATTGAGTTTAGGTTTGGGATGGATGTTCTTTAATGTCAAACCCAGTTGTAAAAAAGGTTATCATAAAAAAAGAAGATCTTCCAGCATTCAATGGAACACAACAAAACTATTTAGTTAGATATAGGGTAGTCTCAGAAGATAGAAACAGGACATCTCACTGGTCGCCTTACTACTCTTTGACAACTCCAATAGCATCGCAAGTTGCTTGCTCAGTAACTGTTTTATCAAATGTTATTAGTTTAGTTTGGCAGCATCCAGCATCGACAACATTTCAGCAGTACGATATATATATAAAAACAAATATAAAGGACTGGACATACCTTTCTAGTTCTTCTTCAACTCAATTCTCTACCCTTGTTCCAGCGGGAATATCTTCTTTTCAGGTTGCAGTGCAGGTACCAACCTACCCAAAGAGATATTTTACAAATGCTGCAATTTTTACATCAACACAGATAGCCGTTTAGTGGTATAATTAATATACTATGGCAAAAATACCTTTACCTGAGCGTGGACAACCACTAGATGTTACATATATTTCTCAGTTAGCCCAAGCAGTTAATGATCTGTCATCTGCTATCTCTCCAGCAACATACAAGTATACCTCTATCGATACACCAAATGCTGGAAGACAAAACATCAAGGGTAGTGAGGCTAGGGTTATTGGCGGATATGTACGTGTAGTTAATAGCGCAACAATAACTGCTGGAGAAGAAAAACCATTTACATATTCTTTCCCTGGTGAATTTAAATACACACCAATTGCAACAGCAACAGCAATTAACACTGGAAACACAGTTGCTGGTAAAAATGTCACAATTGTTTTAAAGAGTATAACAACATCTGGAGTTGAAGGAATTGTTAGATTCAATACATCTGGAGATGTATCTATTGACGTTAACCTAATTATCATTGGCGTACCTAATTAATGCTAAAGTGTAAAAGATGTAGTGGGAGAATGTTTCTTGATAGACAATATAGCACAGTTGGTCACCTTGAAACTTATTGCATTTCATGCGGATCAAGAAGTTTTTATAACCCACCAGAAAGTTCTGCGGAGGGGTCATGGCTGTTAAAAAAGGAAGTATCGAGAGCGAAGGCTACAATGTCCTCCCTGTAATTCCAGGGAATAAAAAGGTTTGGTTTTTAAATGGAGAACTTGTAAGAATCCATCACCTTAATAAATCTAATGGAATAATGTCTGTTTATAATATTACAAAAGACCAGATCGAAAGTTGTTTAATTTCTGATTTTAAAAAGAAGCGTGAAAGAGCGTACACCGTTAGAGAGACTGCTGATTTAGTTAATCGTCATAAAAAATATATGCCATCATTAATGAAACGAGGAGTCATTCCATTTCCAACGGGATCTCAAAAAGGTGGAGCAAGAGGATTTCAAGTAAGATCATATTACTCAGAATCTCAGGTTAGAGAGATTCGTGATATACTTGCTACATACCATATTGGTAGACCAAGAAAAGATAATTTAATAACAAACGACATCACCCCAAGCAAGCAAGAGTTGACACGAAGAATGGGCGATGGTATACTTACATATACGAGAACTGAAGATGGACGATTCATTCCTATCTGGTCTGAATCTATTTAACGAAGGGTATGAAATGGAAAACGAAGACACAAAGGTATCCGTTACACTTGGATACACACTTAACCTTGGAAACTTTCAATCACTAAGACTTGATCTTGGCGTTGTTGATTCACGTCATAGCGGAGAAAATATCAATCAAGCCTTTGAAAGAGTTTACAAGTTTGTAGAAGACAAGTTAACTGAAAAGATTAACGAAGCAAAGTCTGAAATCAACGAGTAATGGCAGAACGCAAAGACCGTATGGCTTTGCTTTCAAGATACAGTAAGTATCATACCGCAAGGTACGAATCAAAGCCATCTCTGAATCTAAACGTAGAGCAGTGGGCCTCTGATGGCCTTATAGAGTCATACGGACTCTCTGGTTGCTACGATATACTTGAGTATTACTTTAAGGTTTCAGAGAACCCGTCGTGGAACTACTTTGCATATAATGCAGAGAAAATATTACAGGCACAAAAAGATAAAAAGAGAGACGACGAAGAGAGAGCAGAGCGTAGAAGAATGGCAAAGGAGTGGCTAAGTGAATAATACAGAGTCCAAATTAATTACTGCAGTTCTTCAGGATAAACAGATCCATGTTCTTTTGCAGGCAAACGTAGACAATCTTCTAAGAACCCATGGAGATATCTGGAACTTTATTAGACTATACTTTGAGAACAATAAGTCTCTTCCACCTGCAGAACTTGTTACAGAAAAGTTTAGAGACTTCTCACCAATTTCAAATGTTGGTGCAACAAAGCACCACCTTGAAGAGTTGCAAGGTGAATACTTAAACGATAGTCTAAAAGATATCTTAAGATCTGCTGCAACTAATGTTCAAAACAACCAAGGCAATGCTGCACTAAATGATTTAATTACACAGACATCAGAGTTAAAGAAAAACACTTCTGCTATTCGTGATATTGATGTTACTGATCTTGAATCAGCAATTGCATATTTTGAGAATTTAAAAATACAACAAGCAGCAGGTCACGTTGGAATTAAGACTAACCTGCCAGGGTTTGACAACTATCTTCCATCTGGAATTATGCCAGGGCAGTTAGGAGTCTTTCTAGCATACCCAGGTATAGGAAAGTCATGGATGGCTTTATACTTCGCTGTACAAGCCTGGAAGCAGGGCAGAACACCCCTTGTAATCTCCCTTGAGATGTCAGAAACAGAAGTTCGTAATCGTGTATTTACTATTATGGGTGAAGGTCTTTGGTCCCACAGAAAATTAAGTAATGGAGATGTTGAATTAGATACACTTAAGGCTTGGCATGCTAAGCATCTACAGGGCAAGCCAGAGTTCCATATTATTTCTAATGATCAAGGCGGAGAGATTAATCCATCAGTTCTTCGTGGAAAGATTGACCAGTACAAGCCAGACTTTGTGATCGTTGACTACCTTCAGTTGATGGCTCCTAATCAGAAGTCAGATAACGAAACGGTACGAATGAAGAACCTTTCACGAGAACTTAAACTAATGGCTATTGGTGAAGAGGTTCCTATTATTGCTATTTCCTCTGCCACCCCAGACGATGTAAATGATCTTAGTGGTGTTCCTACTTTGGGACAAACTGCGTGGTCAAGACAGATTGCCTACGATGCTGACTGGGTTATTGCTTTGGGACGTGCATCCAACAGCGATATTATTGAGTGCGCCTTTAGAAAGAATCGTAATGGATTTATGGGAGATTTCCTTGTGCAGGTTGATTTTGACAAGGGATATTACAGGTATAAAGATTATGAAGATAAGTAGGTATAATATGTTACATGGCGAACTATCATCACAAGCCTATCAAGAAGTTCAATTTGAGTGGAGTCATTCATGATGAATCAGCACTTGGCAGACTTAAAGAAGAATATATCAGGCTCTTGGAGTCAGAGATGCGCCTGTCTGGATATGTGCCAAGACTTGACATAATACCAGATTTTACAATAGACTATAACTATAAGAAAAAATATTTTGAGTTTGAATTGACGGTACACGGAACATATACGGGGAGAAAACAGAGCGAATGGATAGCAGGAATAGACGGAAACACAGTAATCTATACACAAAAGAACAAATCAAAAGAGTTCTCACAGGAACAGGTGTAACGATTGAGTCTGAGGTTGACTCAGACTATATTATTTTTTGCCCATATCACAATAACAACAGAACCCCAGCAGGAGAAATAGACAAGAACAATGGAACCTTCTTTTGCTTCGCATGCCATCACGTAACTGGATTTATAGAATTTGTTATGCATATGTCTAACAGGACATACTTTGAGGCTGCAAGATTTATAAAGAGTAAAGAAACAGAAACAAGCATTGAAACAGATATTGACAAGGCGCTATACAAAAAGCCAGAGTTTGTAATGTTTGATGAGTTAGTTCTTAAGCGTTTACATAACAATTTAATCTCTTCAGATAGAGCAAAAGATTATTTTACTTATAGAAAAATAACAAAAGACTCTGCTTTCAAGTTTTCTTTAGGATATTCAGATAAGCAGGATATGGTGACAGTTCCAGTTCATAGTCCAGATGGTTTACCAATTGGGTTTGTTGGTAGATCAATTGAGGGCAAAGAGTTTAAAAATACTCCAGGGCTTCCAAAATCTAAAACATTGTTTAATCTACATAGAGTAAAAAGTTCTGGAACAGTATACGTTGTAGAGTCATCATTTGATGCCATCAGGCTTGATCAGGTAGGACTTCCTGCTGTCGCCACGCTTGGATCAAATGTTTCTAATATACAAATAGATTTGCTTCAAAAGTACTTCAATGATATAATTGTTATTGCGGATAATGATGAAGCAGGTGGAAACATGAAAACTAAGATAGTTGAAAAACTTGGTTCTCGTGTATCCGTAATACAATTAAATAAAGAATACAAAGATATAGGCGACATGGACGATAAGTCAATTCAAGAACTGGACTTCCAGTTTGACAAATCAATACTGTCTATGCTAAACTAACATAACACAGAAAAGAGAAAACACATGGCAATACTAAGAGGAATCAAAGAGATGGGCCCAGTACTAGATGGCCCAAAGGGTGGCGATGGACCAAAGGTTAAGTGGCTAAAACTTGCAGATGGACAATCTGTAAAGATTAGATTTTTAGAAGAACTTGACGAAGACTCAGCAAACTACAGTGCAGAGCGTGGTCTAGCAATCGTTGTATCAGAACATACAAATCCAAAGGACTACAAGCGCAAGGCTGTAGATACAATGGATACAGAAGGCCGTGACTGGGCAGAAGAAATGCACCGCAAGGATCCAAAGGCTGGCTGGAGAGCACGTCTTCGTTTCTATTGCAACGTTCTTGTAGACGACGGCATTGAAGCACCATATGTTGCAATCTGGTCAATGGGTATCAGTAAGCAATCATCATTCAATACAATTCGTGAGTATGCACTTGAAACAGGAAGCATCTCAAACGTACAGTGGAAGTTAAAGCGTAATGGTCAGGGAACTGAAACCAACTACACGTTGATTCCATCTGCACCAGACAAGGAACCATTTAACTGGGGAGATATTAAGCCTTACCCACTAGAGTCTGCACTACGCAAGGTTCCATACGCAGAACAAGAAGCGTTCTATTTGGGCTTTGATGGCCCATCTGCCACTTCAGCAACAAACGCTGATTGGTAATATGAACTACGTAGGCTTACATGTCCACACCCATTTTAGTTTATTTGATGGGATTGCTACTCCAGAAGAATACGTTGACCGTGCAGTTGAGTTAGGGATGCCTGCAATAGCCATCACTGACCACGGTACTTTATCTGGGCATAGGGAACTGCACCGTATTGCAAAAGCAAAGGGCATTAAGCCAATTCTAGGTCTAGAAGGATACATGTGTGCAGACATATCTGACACACGAGATAAGTCTGAAAGAGAAGGTCAACAAGATCTTGTCTACAACCACATTATCCTTCTAGCCAAGAATCAAATTGGTTTAGAAAACCTTAACAAGATTAGTGAACTATCTTGGACAGATGGTTTCTTCAAGAAGCCACGCTTTGACTTTACCATTCTGGAAAAGTACAAAGAGGGAATTATTGTTACTTCTGCTTGTCCAAGTAGTGTGCTTGTAAAGGCGTTAGAAGAAGAAGAGTTTGCTCTTGCTAAGAAATATATTTCTTGGTTCAAGGAACGCTTTGAAGATGATTATTATATTGAAGTAATGCCTCACAATGAAGCGCATATAAATAAATACCTTATTGAACTTGCAGATGAGTTTGGCATCAAGGTTGTTGTTACCCCAGACTGCCACCATGTTGACTCATCACAAAAAGAAATTCAGGAGTTTAAACTTCTTATGAATACGCATGGCAAGTTTGTAAAAGATGCAACATATGAAAAGTCAAAGAAAAAGGGCAGCATGATGGAGCGCCTTGATTACTTATATGGTGAAGATCGTCAGATGTCATTTAATAAGTTTGATATCCACCTGCTCTCATACGAAGAGATTAAAGCAGCGATGGAATCGCAGGGTATTGATAGACCAGACATATACTCAAACACACTTCTATTAGCAGATACAGTAGGAGACTATGGAATTCAAGAAGGACTAAACCTTCTTCCAGTACAGTACAAGAGTCCTGATAAGGAACTTGCAAAGGTTGCATTAGAAGGTTTGGCTGAGCGTGGTTTGTCAGAAAACCAAGAGTACCTTGACAGACTTGAAGAAGAGTTGCAGATTATTAAAGATAAGAAGTTTGCTCCATACTTCCTTGTTGTAAGCAATATGATTAACTGGGCCAAGAAAGAAGAAATTATGGTCGGCCCTGGTCGTGGATCTTCTGCTGGTTCTCTTGTTTGTTACGCACTAAAGATTACAGACATTGATCCTATTGAACACAACCTTTTGTTCTTCCGTTTTATTAACCCAGAGCGTAATGATTTTCCTGATATTGATACAGATATTCAAGATACTCGTCGTGAAGAAGTTAAAGACTATCTAGTTAGACAGTATCGACATGTTGCATCTATCGCTACCTTCCTTCAGTTTACTGGAAAGGGAATTGTTAGAGATGTTTCAAGAGTATTAAATATTCCTTTGTCAGATGTAAACAAGGTTTTAAAGACAGTAGATACATGGGATGACTTCTGTACATCTAAATCAACATATGAGTTCCGTGAAAAATATCCAGAGGTGGAGATTTACGGAGAGCAACTACGTGGTCGCATTCGTGGTACAGGAATCCACGCTGCAGGCGTTGTAACCGCAAAGGAACCAATCTTTAGATATGCACCACTTGAAACAAGATCGTCTACTGGGTCAGATGAAAGAATTCCAGTCGTAGGTGTTGATATGGAAGAGGCTGAAAGAATTGGTTTAATTAAGATTGATGCTTTGGGTCTTAAGACCTTGTCTGTTCTTAAGAACACAATTGACATTATTAAAGAGCGAGATGGAAAAAAGATCGACCTTCTTAAAATTAAAATGGATGATGCAAATGTTTATCAGATGTTATCAGATGGGTATACAAAGGGTGTCTTCCAGTGCGAAGCAGCACCATACACAAACCTTCTTGTTAAGATGGGTGTCAAGAATTTAAATGAACTTGCAGCATCAAATGCTCTTGTTCGCCCAGGTGCAATGAATACTATCGGAAAGGACTATGTTGATCGTAAGCATGGTCGTCAAAATATTTCTTATACACACCAGGTACTAAAACAATTTACGGAGGACACTTATGGCTGTATTCTTTACCAGGAACAGGTTATGCAAGCATGCGTACACCTTGGCGGTATGTCCATGTCGGAAGCAGATAAAGTTAGAAAGATCATTGGAAAGAAAAAGGATGCTAAAGAATTTGATCAGTTTAAAGAGAAGTTCGTAGAAGGTGCATCAAAGTTTATTGCTCCTAACGCTGCTCGTGATCTATGGCATGACTTTGAGGCTCACGCAGGGTACTCATTTAACAAGTCTCACGCAGTAGCGTACTCAACTCTATCCTATTGGACAGCATGGCTAAAATATTATTACCCACTTGAGTTTATGTACTCAGTGCTAAAGAACGAAAAGGACAAAGATGCGAGAACTGAATATCTTATTGAAGCAAAAAGAATGGGCATTAGCATTAAGTTACCTCACATTAACGATTCGGATATCGATTTTAAAATTGAGGGTAAAGGTATTAGGTTTGGACTCAGTGCTATCAAGTTCATATCTGACAAAATTGGTGAACGATACATATCGGCACGACCATTTAATTCGTATAAAGAACTTGAAGAATTTACATTTACCAAGGGCAACGGAGTAAACAGTCGTGCACTACAAGCACTAAGAGTGATTGGTGCTGCAACATTTAACGATAATCCTAGAAATGATCAGGAGATTAAAGAGAACCTGTATGAGTATCTAAACCTTCCAGAGTTTAATATTACAATACCTTCTCATTACTACGCCTTCATTCAGGACATTGTTGACTTTGAAGAAAAAGGATCATACATATTTATGGGTATGGTAAAATCAATTAAGCGAGGAACAGGATGGTCACGAGTTGAAATTTTGGACAAAACTGGCAGTGTCGGTATATTTGATGATGAAAATACAACTATTGAGACGGGTCGTTCTTATCTGGTCTTGTGTAATGATAACAGGATTGTATCTTTCATACCTTCAGATGAAATAAAAGAATCATCACATGCTCTTGTAAAGTTCTTAAGTTACAAGCAGTTGCCGTATAAGGATGATGAAATGTTCGTTGTATCTTTTAAGCCAAGAATAACAAAGGCTGGCAAGAAAATGGCATCTCTTACGCTTGCAGACACAAGCAGAGACCTGCACTCTATTACAGTTTTCCCTACATCTTTTGCAAAAGCCTATATGCATATTGAAGAAGGAAAGTCATACAAGTTTGATTTTGGCAAGACTAAAGACGGAACAGTAACATTGGAGGATGTACATGTCAGTTAGTATAGAAGAAGCGTTAGCACAACTTGACCCTAAGTTGAGAAAGAGATTGGGTAGCGGAGTAGGGGTTAACTATGAATACCAGCCTACACCTAGTTTTGGTTTAAACCGTGCTTTAGGAGGAGGTCTGCCTTATGGTAGACAAGTTCTTATCTGGGGCTCTAAGTCTTCCGCAAAGTCCTCTATGTGCCTTCAGATGATTGCTCTAGCACAGGCAGAGGGTAAGTTGTGTGCATGGATTGATTCTGAAATGTCATACTCAGAAGATTGGGCTAGAACTCTTGGGGTAGACCCAGAGAAACTAATCTATTCACAAGCAAGAACTATCAGCGACATGGTGGATGTAGGTGTTGGATTAATGAATGCAGGAGTTGATTTAATTGTGGTAGACTCTATTACATCTATGCTTCCTGCAATTTATTTTGAGAAGGACACAGATGAAATGAAGGCTTTGGAAAACACAAAGCAGATTGGAGCAGAATCTCGTGACTTTAGTAACGCATGGAAAATGCTTAACTATGCAAACAATAAAGTTAAGCCAACTTTGCTTGTTCTCATTTCTCAGTCTCGTAATAATATTAATGCTATGTATACTAGCCAGCAGCCTTCTGGTGGTCAGGCTACTAAGTTTTATTCCTCATGTATTATTAAACTCTTTTCTTCAGAGTCAGACAATCAAGCGATTAAGGGCAAAATCAAGGTAGGAGATAAATTAATTGAAGAAAAAATTGGTAGAACTATTAAGTGGGAACTCCAGTTCTCCAAAACCTCTCCAGGGTTCCAGTCTGGTGAGTACGATTTTTATTTTAGAGGTGACGATATTGGTCTTGATACCATTGGTGATTTGGTTACTACCGCAGAACTAAATGGTATTGTAGAGCGCACTGGTGCATGGTACATCCTTCCTGACGGATCAAAGGTACAGGGTAAAGAAGCATTTGTTAATCGTGTAAGAGAGGATCTTGACTTGCAAGAATCAATCAAGGCCAAACTAAATGCCTAGTTATACTGTGTATCATGGTCAGTGGGTTTGTCATACATGCAAAACTATAGTTCCAACATTAAGATGTTATGCTGAAACAAAAACATTAACTTGGATGTGTAAAGATAAGCACCTAACCACTGTATATTTGGGAAAAAGAAAGAAGAAAGATTTTGATGACGGAGAAGAGTGAGTCAAAGCGCATTGGTGCTAAGCAGCACAAAAACTCTGGTCGTAATACTCAAAAGGGAGATGCTTCCTGGAAAAACTTTGTTGTAGACTTTAAAGAAGTTGGAAAGTCTTTTACACTAAATAAAGAGGTTTGGGCAAAGGCTACTACTGATGCGATGAAGAATGGAAAAGACCCAGCCATTGTGGTCATCATGGGTGAAGGCAATTCAAAAGTAAGACTTGCTATAATTGAGATGTCAATTCTTGAAGATCTGGTAGATGGTGTATAATAAGAATATGGCAAATAATAGTTATAAAGAAAATGTATTTACCCTAGAAGAAATTAATGATATAGAAACAAGCATCTCAAATGAACTTAAAAATAGAGAGCATGTTGAGTGGTCAGATGCAATCATGGGAAATACGCATACAGAAAATCTTGTTAGGATTAAAAGAGACTTTCTTGGAAGAATAGAAATAAACAACCTCCCCATGCCAGACTCAGTTATTGAAAAAGTTTTAAATCTTGCAAAAGAAATGTATCAATTAGAAACATCACATCCTCAAAACATTAGTGGCATAACATACGTTGAGTATAATCCAAAATATGGAACACCATCTCTAAATGTACATAAGGATAATGGATCTTGCGGTTTTATATTAGACTATCAACTTGCCTCAAATATATCCTGGCCCTTTGGCGTTGAAGAATCTACATACGTTCTTTCTGATAATTCTATTTTGGCTATGTATCCGACCACACATTACCATTGGAGACCAAGCATTAAATGGAGTGAGGGAAATTTTGTTAGACTTATATTCTTTGAGTTCTTTACTCCAGGATTAACAAAGACTGAAGATCCAGTCAAGTATCAAAGTGCTTTAAGTTTTGCCAATAATTTTGTACAGGAGGATAAAAATGAAGTATGATGAAGTAAATACAATTGTTGATTCAGTTTTAACTGAAGATGAGATCAGAATGATCTACTCATTAGTTGAAAAATCTAATGAAGGGTATCTCATGGAACTCTTTAATCAAAAGATATCAAACTTTCCTTTACCAGAAGAGATATCTAAAAAAATAATTAGTAAGTGTGAAGAATTGTCTGGTGAATCAGGACTAGAAATATCTGAGTATCAGTTTTCAAAATATGAAAAAACAACAGATGAGAATGGAAAGACAAGAAATCCAAACCTATTCCCACATTTTGATGATACTTTTCCAGAGCCAAGATTTACATTTGACTATCAAATAGGTGGTAATACAACCTGGCCATTAGTAGTTGAGGGAAATGTCTTTGAATTAAAAAACAATCAGGCTTTGACATTTTCTGGAACACATCAGATTCATTGGAGACTAAAGAAAAACTTTGAAGATGGCGAAAGAATAGACATGGTTTTTTTTCACCTAAGAAAAAAAGGTGGGGCAAAAAAGGATCCATCTGTAAATGAAACAATGCATATAAAAGAGGGAACATTTAGAAAGATGTACGATCAGGGGAGAAATTAATATGGCAGAAATGCATAACTACCTAACACCAATGGATAAGTATTCAAAAAGACTGCCATTCTATGTAGATAATTTGTTTGACTTAGACCAAGTTTCAAGAATTAAATCACTTTTAGAAGAAAACAGAAAACTAGAGCCATTTATTATTGGCGACAGAATTGAAGATGGATACATAAGAACTTCAGAGTTTAGAAGTAGATACCAGCCAAAGATTGCAAAGAACATGTCAAGAACATTGATTGAGTTTGACATGCCAGAAGACTGTGAAAAGGTTTTAGATAGTATCGCTAAGCCAATGTATGATGGAGATATAGCGCTATGCCATTATAACTATATTGACTATAACATTAAGTATGGATATGGAGACAACAGTCCAGCACTACCTCCTCACCTTGATGCAGACGAAAATCTTATAACAATAAACTACTGCCTTGATACAAATATTGATTGGGACCTATACATTAGTACACCAGAAGATTCTTCTAAGTTTGAAAAATATACACTCACTGCTGGTCAAACTATTGTGTTTAGTGCTGTAAACCAAATTCACTGGAGACCTAAAAGAAAATTTAAAGAGGGTGAGTTCTGTGAGATTATTAGTATGGACTACTGTCCGACCACAAATTATAGATTTACTGGTGAAGATAATCCAATAGATCCAGAAAAAAGTCCACTTAAACGCAAAGAGTATTTAGATAAACTTCAGTCACGTCCAGACATGATGGCTGCTTTTAATCTATGGAACGAAGATGGACTTCGTGACGGTATTGACATGAAATCGATGGGATAAAAATGGAACAGCAAAGCACAACAATAGATATGGTAAATGGTCTATCAGAGATTGCAGACTATATGCAAGACGAAGAGTTGACTGTTGCGCTCACAATGATAGCCAAGTTAATCATTAAGCCAGACATTCCTTTAAATGTTGCACACGTAGAAATAGTAAGGCTTCAAGCAATAGCAGCAAAGATGGCATTTAAGGCTACATGGATGGCTAATGTTGACAAGTCAGATCGTGGAAAGAAGAATCTTTATTATACGGCAGCAGAGTCGCTTAATAATTTAGTGTCTGCACTCAAATATATTACACGCTAATCTGCTATACTTATACTAATAGAAACGAGTAAAAAAATGACAAAAAGTTTATTACAGCAGATTATGGTTAAACAGGAAAAGCCACCAGTACACTCAATAGATGTTGCTGGGCTGACTGAAAAGATTCAGTCTGGATATATTGTAAACCGAATTGATAAGCAAACACAAAAGAAAACATTTGCCCCATCCACAATTGCCTATGGGCATGGAGAGTGTCCAAGATATTGGTATCTTGCATTTGATGGTCAGATGTTTGAGGATGATGCAACACCATACAGTGCAGCGAACATGACTGCAGGAACAAAGTCTCACGAAAGAATTCAGGAAGCAATGAAAAATGTTCCAGATTTTCTTGTAGACGAAGAGTTCAAGATAACATATTCTGATCCACCAATCTTTGGTTACGGAGATGTTATGGTTAATTGGCAGGGAGAAGAACTCCTTGGCGAAATTAAAACAATGATGAATGAAGGTTTTGAATATCGCAAGGCTCACATGAAGCCTAAGACTGGGCACCTTGTTCAGTTGCTTATCTATATGAAGATTCTTAAGAAGGCAAAGGCTGTTCTTATTTATGAAAATAAAAACAATCATGAGTTGCTTATTCTTCCAGTAGAAGTAAATGATTATTATCGTCGGTGGGTAGACCAGACGTTTGAATGGATGAGATCAGTTCGTAAGGCTTGGGTCGACAGAACCCTTCCTGAAAAGAACTATCGCTCAAATTCAAAAATTTGCAAATCGTGTCCAATTAAAAAGGCATGTGCAGAGGCTGGTAAGGGAGACTTAAAACTAAAGTCCTTGGAGCCGATAGATGAAGCATTGTCAATGGTGTGATAAACAATTTAATACAGATATAACATATCAAATATATTGTTCGTCAGAGTGTAGAGACATGTCAACAAAAGAAAAAATTGCTGCAAGGTATATAATTTCTAGAAGACAAAAAAGAAAAGGCAAAGACAGAAATTGCAAATCGTGCAAAGAACCTTTATCAATATATAATGATGAAAATCTTTGTGTTAAGTGCAATATAAATCCTTCAGATGTAGCAAAAGCATTAAAAGAAATTAAGGATAATTTAAAATGAAACTAGCAGAGGCAATAGGAACTAAACTTCCGAAAACTATTTGTGCTATTGATGCAAGCACTAATAGCCTTGCCTTTGCTATTTTTGATACCAGACAAAAAACTTTAGAGTCAGTAGGAAAGATTACCTTTAAGGGCAATGATACATATGAGAAGGTTATGGATGCTGGACAAAAAGTAAAGGCTTTTCTTGACATGTACGGTGGGTTTGAGGCAATTGTAATTGAGCATACAGTGTTTATGAACAGTCCTAAGACAGCAGCAGATTTGGCATTAGTTCAAGGGGCTATTCTTGGTGCATCAGGGCAATCTGGAACAAAAGTCATTGGTAAGGTTGCTCCAATCACATGGCAAAACTTTATTGGAAACAAGAAAATATCCAAGGATGAAAAACTATTTATTAAATCACAAAATCCAGGTAAGTCAGAGTCATGGCTCAAGTCTTACGAACGAGAGTTAAGAAAACAAAGAACCATAAGATATATCAATACTATTTATGATAGAACTATCACAGACAACGATGTTGCAGATGCTTGTGGAATTGGTCACTGGGCATTATCAAACTGGAGCAAGGCAATAGGAGTTGACAAATAATACCATGGCTGCTAAACTATATACAAGTGAAGTCTATATGCGTAAGAGATATCTTGTGGATAAAAAGACCCCAGAAGAAATTGCAAAGGAGTGCGGATCTAGTGTTGAGACTATATACGTATACCTTGCAAAATTTGGATTAAGGAAGTCAAAACGATGAAAAAGATTAAGTATGTTTTGTTTGTAGTGTCGTTGGTAGCAGCGGTTGGTATTTCCTACGCAACACTAACACTAAAGGGAATGCCAGATACTTTTGAAATGGAGGATGACGATGAGTGAAAGTTTAAACATTACAGTTGACCAAGTAAACAATCCTTTACATTACACCTCTGACCCTTCTGGTATTGAATGCATAGAAATTACTCGCCATCGTAATTTCAATATTGGCAATGCATTTAAGTATCTTTGGAGAGCAGGACTTAAAGATGAAGCAAAGACTATACAAGATTTAGAAAAGGCAATCTTTTATATCAAGGATGAAATTAATAGGTTAGAGGGCAAATATGTCAACTGAAGATGATCTAGTTAAGCATCTTGATCAAGTAAATCAGGTAGTAGAAGAATACTTAAAAGGCAATGACCCTACAGTAATTTCAAAACAACTAGACATACCAAGAACAAAAGTTGTGACACTTATCAATGAGTGGAAAGTTATGGCATCTGCTAATGATGCTATCCGTGCTCGTGCCAAAGAAGCACTTGCTGCAGCAGACACTCACTATAGCAAGTTAGTTTCTAGAACATATGAAGTTATTGATGAAGCATCAATGACAAATAATCTTAGTGCAAAGACTGCAGCCATTAAACTTGTAATGGATATTGAGTCTAAGCGTATTGATATGCTGCAGAAGGCTGGCCTTCTTGAGAACAAAGAACTTGCAGAAGAGATGATTGAAATCGAACGCCGTCAAGAAGTTCTTGTTTCTATACTAAAGGATATTGCTTCTGAGTATCCCCAGATTCGTGATGAGATTATGCGTAGGCTTTCCTCATTTGCAAAAGACAACGAGGTGATTACAGTTGTCCACGATGTTCAATGATTTTTTAGAAGCACTACAAGATGATCATTTTCAAGAGATTCCAGTAGACGCAAGAACCTTTGTAGAGGGCGAGGCTTACCTTGGCCAACCTCCTCTATCAGATATTCAGTACGATATTGTAGAGGCCATGAGCCAAATCTACCGTAAAGAAGATTTAATAAATCTTTTAGGTGAAGAAAAAGGATCAAAATACTACGATAAGTACACAAAAAATGAAATCATTTTGCAACTTGGCAAGGGATCTGGAAAAGACTTTACATCAACCGTAGCATGCTCATACATCGTATACAAACTTCTATGCCTAAAAGACCCAGCAAAATATTTTGGTAAGCCCTCTGGAGATGCTATTGACCTAATCAACGTTGCTATTAACGCCCAGCAAGCAAAGAATGTTTTTTTTAAAGGTTTTAAAACCAAGATTGAAAAGTCTCCATGGTTTGTTGGAAAGTACAATGCTAAGGCAGACTCCGTTGAGTTTGATAAGTCTATTACAGTTTATTCTGGACACTCAGAAAGAGAATCACACGAAGGTTTAAACTTGTTACTTGCAGTTCTTGATGAGATTTCTGGTTTTGCTTCGGAGATTGGAACAGGAAATGATCAAGGTAAGACTGCAGATAATATCTATAGAGCATTCCGTGCTTCAGTAGACTCTCGCTTCCCTGACTTAGGAAAGGTTGTTTTGCTTTCATTCCCAAGATATCCAGGAGACTTTATTTCAGAAAGATACGATGCAGTGATTGCAGAAAAAGAATCAATTGAAAAGACTCATAGATTTATTATTAATCCAATTTTGCCAGAAGATGATCCAGATAACTACTTTGATATTTCTTGGGATGAAGATCAAATACTTTCATACAAATACCCAGGAGTGTTCGCATTAAAGAAGCCAACATGGGAAGTAAACCCTACTAGAAAGATTGATGATTTTAAGATTGCATTCTTGACAGACCTAGGAGACGCAATGCAAAGATTTGCTTGTGTTCCAACTTTTGCATCAGATGCATTTTTTAAGCAGTCTGAAAAAGTAAGAGCCTGTATGACATTAAGAAATCCAGTAGATAACTTTAGAAGGTTTGATGAATCCTTTAAGCCAGATCCAGACAAGGTTTATTATGTTCATGCTGACCTTGCACAAAAGCACGACAAGTGTGCAGTAGCAATTGCACATGTTGAGAAGTGGGTAAATATTCAGGTAATTAATAATTACGAGCAAGTAGCACCAATGGTAGTGGTCGATGCAGTAGCGTGGTGGGAGCCAAAGATTGAGGGGCCAGTTAATTTATCCGAAGTAAAGATGTGGATTCAAAACCTTCGTAGGCTTGGATTTAATATTGGTATGGTTTCATTTGACCGTTGGCAGTCCTTTGATATTCAAAATGAGTTAAAACAAGTAGGAATGAGAACTGATACTGTTTCTGTTGCCAAAAAACACTACGAAGATATGGCTATGCTTGTATACGAAGAAAGACTTGCTATGCCAGCAATCGAACTTTTGTTCGATGAACTAACACAGTTAAAAATTATGAAAAATAATAGAGTTGACCACCCACGAAAGAAGTCAAAGGACTTGGCTGATGCTGTGTGTGGAGCAATATTTGGGGCAATATCACATACCCCAAAAGATCAGAATATGGTCGTAGAAGTTCATACTATTAGTGATCGACCTAAGCAAGTTGACACAGGTCAGGACAATGTGATACACTATAAACCTATGCCAGATGATGTAAAAGATTATCTGGATAGATTCAATCTACTATAAATAAGGAGAAATACCGAATGAATTCATTCAAGAAAATCGCACTAGCCATGGTTGCAGCCATGACTTTGGGCACAATCGTAGCAACACCTGCAAGTGCTGCTGTAATGACAGTCGCTGTCGATCTTGCTGGAACGGCTAATACAACCGCCTCAGCAATCGCAACACCTGCATCATTGCCAGTACCAGCAGACAACACAGTTGACGCTGCTGACGCACTTAAGTTCGTCGCAACAGTTGACACAGGAACAGTCGTTTCTGTAGTAACAACAAACGCAACAATCGTGTCTGCACTACACACAACCGCTGCACCAGTAACATCGGCATCAGGCTCTTCAAGCCTAAGCA